GCTTCTGTTAATTCGTTTACTCCATCAGCATCAAAAGTACTAAAAAAAGAAACTATTTTTTGTTTGTCATTTGCGTCACCCAATTTTATTTGTACATTACTTTGTTTTGTAGCAAGAATTTTTTTATCTTCCCAACCTGTTGGCAGTATCACGTCTACAATTAATAGACCTTCGTGTATTCTCACACTATTAAAATAACTATCAAATTTTTTTATTTCTTTATATAAACTCATATCTAATATATTAAATAAGTAATACTATAAGAAATACAAACCCCTAAAAATATTAATTCTTTTTCACTTAGAATATATTCTGTTGGTTCACTAGCAATAAGTTTTAAAATAAAATTAAAAATATTTTTACTTATCACTAAAAGTGAAAAAACGAAAATTAATGTAAAATACCAACCACTCATTACTTCTTACTTTCTTCTAGGATTTCTTTTCTTAATTCTTGTAATACACTTTTTAGTTCTTGAGCTGATTTTCTAGCTCTAATACCTGCACTTTTATTTTTCTTGTCAAAGAATTTTTCAGCGTCAACTTTGACTGCTGTTACTAATGTTTCTAATCTTGTTAATGTTTCCATTTTATTATTTTTCTTCTTTAAATTTATTTATGTAGGACTCCCAGGTCATAATATTCTGGTTAGTCTCTGACAGTTTATTAATAAGAGATTTCAGTTTATCTATTTTTAATGTCATCTCCTCATCTTGTATATTTAAACATCTTTCTAATTCAGCTTCTAGTTTTTGTTTTTCTAGTATAAACTCGTTAGTTACTATATTTAATATTCTCATACTGTTAATTTTAAAAAATTATTATCGGTCTGTCAAGTTACTATTCAAAATACTATACATTTCTGATAATAAATCTAATTCTGATTTAGTTTTTTGAATATATAATTTAAACATCCTATTAAAAAACATACTAATTTTTGGTATCGTTTCCTCCTCTTTAGCTATATAAAAGGATTCGTAAAAAAAATTCCAGAAATATTCATAGTGATTACCAACCTCATTAAAGTTTATATTTTCTTTTTTAAAGTTAGAGACTACTTTGTCCCAACACCAAGTAAAATGTCCTTTAATGTCTTCTTCTTTCTTCATGATGTCTTCACCTAAGTAAGTTTCCCTTATTAATGTAAATAAAGAATTGATGAAGTCAAAGAATAATTCAGTTTTTTCAGATTTTATATTATAAGCTTTAACCCAAAGAGCCATTTCTTCCTTCTCTATAGGTTCGGTTATATACTTATAAAATTGTTCTGGTTGTAATCTTTTACTTTCCATATCTTTTATTTAATTAAAGATAGGTATGAGAGTGGGTGTAGGTAAAGACTTATTGTGTTGTTTTATTGTATATCCACAATTTTTTCATTTTATCAATATCAGTAGTAACATCTTCTTTAACCTGTTTTACTTTTTGTACATCCGGTGTATACCCTCTTAAATTTGTCATAGAAGCTTTATTAGCGGCTATTTTTTCTTTTCTTCTCTCTGACGATTTTAACATTTTTTCACCTAAATCACTAGAAACCACATTACCTAAATCTTCACCATTTTCATCTTTTTGTGCGTTACCTGTTTCAGAAGAACCTTCTAAATAACTAGTTAGTCTTTCCATGTTTATATTATTAATATCAAAATCTATAAGTCCTGGATGAGCAAAATCTTCTATAAACTCAGCATCCTCATCATTATTTCTATAGTACTGGTATTGTCCGTCAGCACCCTTGTTGTTAGTTTTTGACATTTCTTGGTGTGGAAAATCTGGATTATCATTACCTTCAAAAGTTTCATATTCACTAAACTTCTTTTTTGTGTCCTTGTGGTATTGGTCTGTTTCTTGCTTAGACTTTTTATGTGCTTTTTCATAAGCATCATATCCAGGTACTTTATCTCCTTTCTTTACTTCCTGTATTGATTGTTTTAATTTTTTATTTACTATTTTTTTAATAACTTCCTTTGTAGTCTCATTAACCACTGGAGTTTCATTGTCTTTATCTTCTTGAAGGTTGTTATTTTCTGGTTGTTTACTAACAACATCTTTTATCATACCTTCTATTGTATTCTCTAATACCATTCTTTCTGCCATTTCATCAGCAGCAGCTTTTAGTGATTCTTCGATAACTTTATTTGTAGATTCGTTTCTAAACTTTACTCTATCTTCTTCTACTTCTTTTGCGTTCATTTCTACACCAGAATTATCACGAGTTAACGCGTGACTTTCACCAATTCTGTTGATTGCTTTTGATATAATTTTATCTAAATCCGGACTAGTTGCTAATATTGACATAATTTCTTTTTATTATAAATATCTAATTATTCGTATTTGCCTCCAACATTGGACCCCATAGTGAATATTTTACCAATTGGTTTATCCATTTTAGTTTCTGGTCCTAATATAGAGGTTATAGGAGACTTATATATACTTCTTCTTATAATCTCCTCGATTTCTTTTTTCACTAACTCTCTTACATATTTTTTATCTCTACCTGTTTTTTTACTAACTTCTTGGATGGCTTGTTTAATTTTTTTATTCTCTGTTAAATCTAATGCGTTTATATCTCCTTGATTACAGTATGGGAAAGTTTTACACTTATCTTTTATTTTAACAAATCTGCCTCCAGGGAATTGGGTCTTTGCTGCTCCCCTCCAATTTTTTTTATTTTTTGCCCACGCTTTTGGTGTTACGTATTGACCTGAACTAGCTGCCGTAGTTTGTTCACCGACTTCTTCCTGTCTTTTCTTTTTTTTCTTTTTAGATTTAAATCTAGGGTCCACACCTAATGGAGCCACAAATGCACCGGCACTCGCTGACGTAGTTTGTTCGTCCATTTCTTCATCCTTTTTTTTCTTTTTTTTGTTTTCTTCCATGTTATACGCACTTTTTAGGTTTTTTGGAACTAGGTCTTTAACCTTCATAACATTACCCCCACTTTTATTAATGGCTTTTTTTAAATTTTTTTTTAAAGCTTCTATACCCATATTACCTAACTCTTTTTATTTCTGATTGCCACATACTACGTCTAAACCAGAATGTTTTATATAGTTCTAACATAACTTTACTAACTATATCTACAATTTCACTTCTAGTGTTTCTCCCTTTTTTAATCTCATCCGCAACAAGTTTTTGAACCTCGTTTTTAAACTGGGGTTTAGACATGAAATTTTTAATCTCTCTTCGAGCTATTACTTCAATTTCTTTTTTATCAGTATTAGTTAATGCCATATACTATAAATACTACTTAACGTTAGATACGACCCAAGAAGCCGTAACAATTGTCGCTGCACCTAAAAAGAAGTGAACTGCAGGTTTATTGTACCATTTTGGCCTTAATTCTTTTGTTAAATCTATATATAGTTCTATTCTTTGATTTAGTAAGTCTGTCTTCTCATTCATAAAAGCAATATGTAGACTGTCTTGGGTATGTAATGTTCTATAGTTTATTATTTGGTTCCTAAGTAACTTAATCTCTAGTTTTTGTAAACTATCAGTTTGTTCGTACACTTGGAATAATGAGTCCATTTCAACCACTTCTTTTTCAGTAAAAGTATGTGTTTGAGTAAAGGCCCATACTGGAGTAAGCAATAATAATATTAATACTAATTTTTTCATTGTTAATTACTTTTTTTAAGTCTGTCTTTTAATGCTTTTGCTGATTGTTTTCCTGTTTTCTTTTTTACTTTAGGTTTTTTGGTTTTAAGTTTTTTTAATTCTTTGTCTGTCTCCTCAATTTTTTTCTTGGTGACTTTCTTTTTCTTTTTTACATTTTCTATTTTCTTATCGACTTCTTTTGTTTTCTTTTCATTAGATTTAATCTTCTTTTTAATCTTTTTAACTTTTTTACTACTATTAGCGTTCATAAACCAAACAAAACCTATAAAGAACCCTATAACCCCAACTACCCATTTCCATGATTTTTTTAAAAATTCCATATTACTGATTTTCTGCTTCTATTTTTTTAGTTGACTTTCTATCGGCCAATACTGATGCCCATTTTGCTGAAAATATTTGATAATAATCTTTTAAATTATTTAGCATTTCAAGGAACTCACTATCGACTTTAATCATCTCACCATTTATGTACACCCCATTTCTTTCACCTACTGTATAAAAGAACTCCACATCAAATTTTACTAATTGTCCACTCCACTCCACATTATTTTCATATATGTTTAAGGAATTATAATCTACTAAATCAGAAACTTGTTCTACAAAATCATCCATAGTTTCTTGATAGCTGTTTTTTTCTTCATCGGTTAAAGTAACATCATTAGTTGTGTATCCATGTACTACAATTTTACCACTAGAAACCTCATACTCTTCTGTCTTCTCTTTTTCTCTATCCAGAATGGTCTGACCATCTGTTTGTTCAAAAAGTTGTTTAGACTTACTTAAAAGAGACTTCATCTCATCGTATTGTTGATTTCCGTAATCGGTATAATCTTTTATTCTAGTTGTTTTTTTCATAATATTTCAAAATTAAAAGATGGACCTAAATCAGTCCAATATTCATTATAATTACTTCGAGAAACTACTCCTTTAAAATCCTGTACACCATCTACTAAAACATTATGACCTATAAAGTTTTTTTCTGTTTTTTTAACTTCACATATTAGGTCAATAAGTTTAGCTACTTCCTTCATTTGTTCAGTAGTGTATCCGTCCCAAAATAGTTCACCTCTCCATTTTTTTTCATGAGCTTTATTATTATAAATATCACCTAACCAATCAACGTACTTACCGTCAGTACTTCTTCTACGTAACCAACCCCTATTTTCTAAAGCTATTACAATTATACTATCTTTTTTGTGGTAACCTTCCAGAAAAAAACTGGTGACATCTTCTTTATTCAAAAACTCTGTTTTACCATCTTTTTTAACTACAAAATTTGGTATTCTTTGGTACTTGCCATTAAGTCTGTACTTGATTCCTTTCGTGTAGTACTTGTATTCTCTATTAGTATTACACAAAAGTATTTGTTTTGGTTTATCTACCTTTATACTTGAGATTTCTTTCTTCTTCACCATCACTTTGTGTTTTTTCTATATTCTTATGTATTAATGTTTGTGTTGTGTCTGTTAACCTATCTAACGGCACATCATCTTCATTATAACTAATATTAAGAGCTTCTGCTAATTTTTCAAGTTCTTCTGTAGTTGGTTTTATTGGTTCTTCTTTTATTGGTTTTTCTTTTTTACCTATCTCCCTACTTAAGTCTTGTATTTGTTGTTCTGTTAAATTTTCTGTTGAGGTGATGATATTTTTTTCTTTTGGTTCTTCATAGTGTAGACCGTCATTTCCGTTTTGTCCTATGATATTCATTCTTTCTTCATCTATATCTAAATCTTCCTTAATATAATCTTCTAAATCACTAAAATAATCTTCTTTTTCTATTTTTTTTCTTTTAGCGTCTTGTCTAGCAAATGCTGCTGACACTTCTTCCATAGTATATGGTGTATTAAATTCTAACCCATCTGGTACAGACATTTTTACTTCAGGTTCTCTCTTTTTTATTTGTGCGAAAGCCATGTTAGCTGCTACTACTAATGCTATTGCTAATGGGTCAAATACAAATATAATTAATAATAGAAACCAATTAACTACTTGACCCATAGGTTTTCCAGTAGTTTCAGCAAGGTATTTGAGGGGACCTAATTCTCTTTCAGCTTCATTATCTATTTCTTTATCTAATAATGCTATATCTGTTTTATTTATTGAGTCTAATATAGCTTCTAGTTTTATATTGACTGCATCTCTATCCTCAATTGTACTTTTTAATTCTGCTTGTAATGCTCTTCTTGTAGAACTAGATGTGGTTGTAATTACTTGTTCAGCTTCTTTATCATAATATGATACCGAACTTGGATTTGAGAGTGAAACTCTTAACTCCGATATTGATTTATTTAATTGGGTTTTTTCTAGTGTTAGGTCTTCTTTAGTTTCTTCAAACCTAATTTGTTTTTGATTTAGTATAGCTAATGATTTATCTAATAACTCTGATTGAGTTGCTGTGGATTGGTATGCTCCAGATAGGAAACCATAAATACCACCACTCGTAATAATTATCAAAATAAAACATGCGATTGATAAGTAAGTTCTAAGTGCTTTATTTATAGTATCCCAATATTGATATAATAAAGAAGCAACGACTAACTTTGCAAATTCTAAACTACCTGCCATTATGATTACTTGTGTGCTTGCTCCTGCAAACAATTTACTCAGTCCAAATACAGAATAGAATGCTGCACTACCGGATACCGCTAACGCTGCTAATGTTATTATCAATGGAAATAATCTTTTTTTCACAATTACTTTTATAGATAAATATCATTCACTTAGATAGTCTAACAGATTGTAACTATCATTTCTTAATTTTCTTAAAGCTTTTTCTTTAATTTGCCTCACTCTTTCTTTGGTTAAACTTAATTCATCACCTATTTCTTGGAGTGTCATTGGTGTATTACCATTTAATCCATAATAATCAACAACTATGTCTCTCTCCCTATTATCCAAAACATTCATTAATTTGTATAATTCATCTTTTAGGTTAACTTCATCTTTAAAAGCATCTTCTGGGCTATCCGCATCTGGATTGATAATTAAGTCTATTAATGTATCGCCTTCTTCATTTATTGGTTTATCATAATTGATTGTTGTGGGTAAAAGAGCTAATTTACTATTAAATTTATCTATTTCTTGACCTATTTTCTTTTTCTCTCTCTGTAGTTCTTGGATTATATTAACTGGGAGTCTTATAGTTCTTGCATTTTCATTAAGACATTGTAGAATTGATTGTCTAACCCACCAGACCGCGTATGATATAAATCTAAATCCTTTATCCCAATCAAAATTATTAATTGCTTTTAAAAGACCATAATTACCTTCATTTATCAAATCTGGTAAATCAACCCCTTGTCCTTGGTAGTCTTTTGCTACACTAATAACAAATCTTAGGTTACCTTCTAGTAATTCTTTGTGTACTTCTGCTACTACACTAGGTGTAGTTTCTGGATTTTGTATTAATTTTGCTAATTCTTTTTCTCTAGCTGCTGTTAAAACTTTCCTTTTTCTAACATCTTTTAAGTAGTGTGATATTTCACTTTGATTTATGAATGTATTTTTCGCCATATTTTATTTATTTATTAATTAATACTACAATAAGTGTACCATTAAGGTAAACCTGACTTTTTGTCAGATATTGTTGTTGTATACAAAATTAATAAATAATTTTGACTAGACCAAATGTTTTTGTGTTTTATTTACAGTATTTTTTGAGTAGTTCTACTGCTTCATCAGTAGTTTCAAATGCTCCACCAGCACTTAGGTACTCTGAGTTTCCATCCACATCTTCTACTATTATGACTGGTGTGTATTTTATAATACCTGGATTATCTCTATCAGTATCCATAAAATCCCATCTATTTTGTGCTTCAGGAGATAACCTATCTGGATTACCTAATTTATTTTTAGGTACTGTTATACATCTATTTTCAAATGGAATTTTTAATTCTTTTAATTTAACCTTTAGTTCTTGACATCCTTCGCACTCATTTTCTGTCCATATTGCTAATTTATATTTTGTGGTGTCTAAATTCATTTTAATCTTTTTCATTATATTTATTCAAAAATTCTAACTCGGATTCAGTTAAACTTTCTATCCCTGTATCATTTATTTTATCTAATAATGAATCTAAAGTAAAGCTTTGAACAATCATTTTTTGGGTTGGTTTTACTTGGTGTGGATTTTCTAAAACATTCCTAATTAATTTGAGTCTACTATCTACTAATGATTTTAGTTGTGCTGTTAACGCCTCACTTAATTCAGGACTTATTTTTTTCTTTAGTTTTTTATGTTTTATTTCTTTAGGGTTAAATAAATGTGACTCTAAATTTTTTTCTAACCTATAACCTAATTTTCTAGGTTTAGGCATTATGAAAAAAGCACTAATGTTTTCATTTAAAAATTCATGTAGAATATCTTCTATCTCCTCAAAACTCATCTGTGATTTAAGACACATTATTATAACATTATCACCGGTAACAAAACTAAATTCATCACCATATATTATGGTCTCCATGACATCTTTAATGTTATTGACCATATCTTTATTGATTTGTTGGGTTTTCCAATTACCAAACATATATAACAAATATTTTCTTGTTTGTTTCCTCATATTATATAAATATTTATTTTACCTTAGAAATGTTATTTTCTTTTTCTATTGTTAAATTATTATCCGCCCATTCTCTAACTAAAGGATTATGGGTTATTAAAAATACATTTTCAAAATAATCTTTAAGTCTACTAAAAAATACACCAACCTCATCTAAATTATCATTACTAACTTTCCCTAAAACTTCATCAAATACTGTCACATTAGGTCTGGGTAGGCAGGATACTTTAGTTAGTACAGTTCTAATAGCTAGTGAAGCTAATGTTTTTTCAAACCCACTTCCAGTAACTAGTAGTTTTTCAACCCTAGAATCATTATCTACCATCCAAAACTCTACTTCATTTTTATCACTAACTCTAATCTCTACCATAAACTTCGTAACATCGGTTAATAATCTCATTAATTCATTGTTTAACTTTGGTACCACACTTTTTACAATAGTTTTTATTATGCCATTTTTCCCAAAAATAGTTAGATAAGCTCGAAAAACTTTATCTACCTCATTTTCTTTTTTAATTTTACCTATTTTAGTGGTACAATCTTTTACCACACTTTCACAATTGAGTATTTGGTTGGTATTATATTCTATTTCCTTAAATGTGGTTTCTTTTTTATTTTTTAAAACGTCTATATTGGAGTCTAAAGTTAAAATTTCTTTTTCTATTCTACTATTATTTTCCAGTCTTTCTTTATTCTGTTTCCACTTTATTAACTTATTTTTTAATTTTTCTACTTCTAACTCTTTTTGCCCAACCTCTAGTACCAGTCGTTCTTTTTTTAACATTTCTTTTTCGTACTCATCGAAAATTATTTTTTTGGTGTTTAGTACTTCAAGTTCTTTATTTAGATTTTCTAATTTTTGTTTATTTACTTCTATGAGTTTAGATAGTGTATTTATTTCATTTTTTAATTCTTTTATTTCTTCGGTGTGGTCCACATCTTTTAAATTTTGTTTACAAGTAGGACATACTTCTGACTCTACTAAATTTTGTAATGTTTTATTTAGATTTTTTAAATTTGTGATATTTTGTACTTTTTCTAATTGTATTTCATCTCTATTTTTAGTTTTTTTACCAAAATACTCTAAATCTATATCTTCCGGAATTTGTTTATCACCATAAGCTTTCACCTTTAATTTTAAAGACTCTAAAATTTTCTCTTCATCTAATACTTTTTCTTCTACTAGTCGTGGATTTACATTCTGAATTTCAGTATCTATATCTGTAATTTTTTGACTTATCAAGGTGTCTCTTAAGTTGTTTTTGCTTTTTAATTCGGTATTATACAGTTCTAAATTACTATTATGGGTTACATTAATTTGTGTTAAATTTTCTTTTTGTGTATTATTATTTTTTATTTCCTCTTTTAATTCTTCTACGTTGTATACGTTTGATATTAACTTTTTAGACCATTCAGAATACATTTTTTTACACATAGATTCTTTATCTTTTAAAATTTCTAAACCTATAAATCTACTCAGTATGTTACCTCTTTCGGTTGGTTTGGATTCTATTAGTGATTCTAAATTGGATGCTGTGGATAAAACTGTCAGTAGAAAATCGTTCATTGTCCCTATCGACTCTTTTATAAACTTTTCTGTTTCTCTTCTTTGTTCACCTGTAAAATTTTGTAATGAACCGTCTTTTTTTCTTTCTAAAAATTCTAGACTAGTACTAACTGACCAACCACCCTTTTTAGTTTTTTTTCTTTTTATTTTTCTAACTATAATATATTCATTACCATCAATTTCAACTTCTCCCTGTACAAAAACTTCATTTTTTTTACTAAATCTGTTAAAAATATCTATTGCCTTACTAGTCTTAGTTGTGGTGTTAAAAAACAAAAATAATATTAAGTCAACAGCTAATACCGATTTACCCCCAAAATTAGGTGGGTTAGAATCTATTACCGTTATTCCACCTAATTCTTTTACGTCCAATATATTATTCTCACCAAAAGATAAAAAATTAGAAAATTTTATCTTTTTAATGTAGACTCTCTTATACTTTATATCTGATTCTGCCTCATCCGCAATTTTTGCATTTACTTTATCATCTAGTCTTTTTAATAAATCTAATTCCACACCCATATCATTTGCCATTACAAATTGTGACATTAAATTTCTTTGGTATAGTGGGTCTAGGACATTTTGTTCGATATCTAAATCTAATTCGTCACCATCTTTTCTATCTATCGCTTTAGTCAATACCGTAACATTCTTAGAATTGTATTTTCTTTGAAAGTAGGTTCTCGCTCTTTTTATTCTTTCTTGGGTAAAGTTTTCTGGTATATCCTCCCAGGTTACTTTTATAAAAGGGTTATCTAGTTTATCTTTAGCAATCATAATAAAAATATAGGTTTATTTTTTAAAATATTCCACAAATATTTTATTTTTATATTTATCCAATTTATTATATAGTTTCCCGTTTTGGTGTGTTCTTACGTCCTCTAAAAAAGTTTCCATATCATTTTTAGTTTTTGGTTGTAATTCAGTTATGATTTCTGTGGGAATTTCATTGTATTTAGCATCCCAATACTTATATGCTTTCATATAACCTAAAGTGTGGGTTAAACCCCTACCTATGTTAATTTTACCAGTAAATATAGACAAAAACCATAGTATTATTTTACCCCATAATGGTATCATTAATGTATTTATGTTTACTTTAAACGAATTTAATATTTTTATTTCATACTTCCTAAAACTTTTTAAACTAGTAATGGTGGTAAATTTTTCTTTTATATTTTTGTATTTTTCATCACTAATTTCTGGGTTATATTTAGTGTTTATTAGTACTGTACTCATACCATTAAAATGGTTGTAGTCTATATCTATTTTTTTTATTTTCTTACCCAACTTTATAATGCTATCACTTAATATAATATCTTCATACCCAAAATAATATTCTTCACTATAACCACCTAAATCTAAAAAGTTTTTTTTCTTAATAACCAGAGGAACCTCCTTTAAGTATTCTGTACAAGTTATTTTATTATATGGTATAACATCTGTGTGTAATTCTGGTCCTACAGCAATTATTTCATTAGTTAAATTACTAACTAATTTATTTACCCAATTTTTTTCTAATATTTCACAATCATCATGAAAAAAAGCTAAATATTTTTTAGTGCTATTTTTAACACCTATATTAAATGCTTTAGGTAGGTGAAAAGGTTCTGATTTAACCACTTTAATATTTTTATATTTAAAATTTTGTTCGGGACTATTGTCTACCACAATAATCTCTAAATCTACATCAGAATCTGTGTTAGTTAGGATACTAGGTATTAGTCTTTTTTTTACAAAAGAATCATTAAGGTTATTTACTATTATGCAAGAGATACTGATTGACATATATACAATATCGTATATTTATTATTATAAATCAATATAATGAAGATTCTTATAAAAGAAAGGCAATATCTAAAATTAGTAGAGAGTAACTTACTGGTAGAACAAGACTGGAAAGGTTGGTTGGATAGATTTATGGCTAGTGGTCTAGAAAAACTTTTTGGTGGTCCTGAGGGTACGGCTGAAGCTTTTGAGAAGTTGGGTGGTTTGGTGGGTAGGTTACAGGAAAAATTACAGAACCCAACCGAAAAAGATGTTCTATTTTTAAGGTCTTTAACTAAAGAACAAATAGAGGAAATATTACAATATATCCCAATAAATATGTTAATGAATTCTTCACCCCCAGATATATATCCTGTACCGTTAGTAGACCCTTATATTAATAGTTGTTATGGTCATAGATGGAATAGATGTCATTCAGGTGTGGATTTAAAAACAAAAGGAGAGGGTGACTCACAACCTTTAATAGCTGCTTGTGCTGGAACTGTTACTAGAGCTGTGGATGATGCTGGTGATTGTGGTGGATATATAAAAATAGAATGTAATAGTGGTCATGCTGTGGGTTACTGTCACTTGAAGGTAGTTAATAAAAATCTATATGGTATACAGGTACCTAAAGGATTTCCTATTGGTGTTTCTGGTGGTGAACGAGGAGACCCGGGTGCGGGTAATTCTATGGGAGCTCATTTACACTATATCATTTTTGATAAAAGTGGTAAAAGGGTAAACCCAATAAATTACTTACCTAATGGTTTAAGTATTCCAGCTGGTGGAAAAGTTAACAAATTAGGTAAATTTTGTAACCCAAAAGCTCGATGTTAATCTTCTTTAGGTGGTTTATTCTCTTCAAACCATTCAATAATTGCATTAATAGCCCAAACACCACCACTCGCTAACATACCATCAAAAAATATATTACTATAAGGTATTGTAATCATTGATAATGTCGGAGAATAAAATGCGAGGGAAAAGAAAAATCCCACCCAAGTCGATGTACACATCATACATGACAATAAGTCTCCAAAAAATGTTGATTTTTTAGTTATCCATTCTCTTGTGGTGTCGAATATACTACCAAATACTAGTATCTGGGACATTCCGTAAGCTGCTAAAATCCATATAAGTGTTTCCATAATTTTTTAATCTAAATAAGGGTCTGTTAGGTTAGATGTTTTCATATACTTAGTTCTTCTATTTACTGTTACTTGTTTGAAATGTTCTAACACGTCTTCTTGTTTTTTTAATTCTTCTTTTTGTTCGTTTATTGTATTATTTTTTTCCACCAACTCTTTTTTTAATTTTTCTAATTCTTCTATAAGTTGGGTATCTTTTACTTCTTTTGTTACAATTTTTTCTATTATAACTTCTTTTTCTACCGGTATCTCTTTAATCACTTCTTTTATTATTTCCTTTTCAACAGGAACTTCTTGTATTTGTGATTTAGGTAGAAATGGTGCTACACCATATTTGTCTAAGGTTAAACCGTCTTTAGTACATTTTTTTATAAAATGTTCTACATCTTCAATTTCATTAAGTTTGCAATAATCTTCAAACTCTTTTTTTATAGTATTACCTAAAAATTCTTTTATACTTTTCATATTTTTTCACCTCGTTTATAATTCAAGGACCACTTTGCACTTGTAGTAAAAATACTATCGTAATCTGGATGGTCTTTTAGGTAATTACTCGTTGTTCGTAAAGCTGTTTGTAGAGTGTCTATAACAACGTTTAGTTCATTAATTTCATTACTTTGTTGGTTTACTAATTTTTTTAATTCTTTTTCACCCATTTGTTAAAATTTCTTTTTCATTTTCTATATCTTCTATATCTCTAATCCTAAAATTAAGATATGGTTGATTATTTTCTAGTTCTGTAAATCTATATTTTTCTTTACTAACTATGTACGTTCCATACCCGTGGTTTTTTACCGATTCTCCAAAATTTTGTATTATAGTAGACCCTATCATATAAGCTTTTTTATTTCTTGGTATTTTAAATGTTTGTCTTTTATGGATATCTCCAGCAAAAACTACATCACACCCATCAAATCTATCAATACTATACCCATCAGTAAAGACAAAACCAAAATCATTTGAGGCTCCTTCTATAGGTCCGTGAAATAAACCTATTTTATATTGGTCGGTTACTTCTGGTATATTAGGGCTTGTATTATGACTGGTTAAAGAGTAAACACACCATAGAATATTTTCATCTTCATAACAACCCCTATCTTTATAGTAGGTGATATTAGGGTTATTTAAACTCTGTATAACTGGAGATATAGCATCCATTCTATCCAAATTATTTTCTAAAAAATCATGATTGCCTATAATATAAACACATTTACATATTTTTGCTGTTTCAGTCATCCACCATGACATTAAATCAATTAATTCTGGTGTCATTTGATTTTTAGAGTGAACCAAGTCCCCAGTAAAAACTATCCTATCTGGTTGAGCCTTTTTCCATTTTTCCAAAGCAAGTTCTAGTACTTTTCTATCTCTAGAATGTTGTTTATAAAGTTTCAAATGTAAGTCGGAATAATGTATTATCTTTTCAACCATTTTTCTATTTTGTTAAATACTTCTCTGTATGTTATTTCTGGATTACTTGTGGTTCTTAATAAAGTTTCTACTATAACTTGGCCACCAACCATACATAGAAAAGCTATTAGATGGTTAGTTAGGATATAATAACAATAAAAACCGAGAATTACAACTAAAGAAAGAAACTGTAAATTGGTTATCAAACTTATAACCCATTCATAACTTGTTGTAGATATATTATATAACCAACCCAATCTTTTTATAGGGTGTTTGGTGTTTTTAAACTTAGTCTTATAATCTGGTATTATTAAATTTAATAGTATTATACCAAGAAAAGCCAAAAGTGTTGATTTTAAATAAAATATAACAGGTACCCAAAATACTAAAGCAAATCTTATCGGTATGTTTAATAATTGGTTCCATAGTTTACTTTCTTTTTCTAGTACGTTAATTGTACCATCATTATCTACACCATCTATTTTAAAACCTTCATCATACAATTCTTTCATAACTTTTAAACGGTGATTACCATCTAATGCCCTGTAGGGTTTTGGGTATACTTCAGGGTTAGTTTTACAAATTTTTATATAAGTGTATTGTAGTGGTTTATAACCTTCTTTTTTTATTTTATTTTTTAATTCATCCCAATCATAACTAGATAATAATTCGGTTTTATATTTTTCTTGTAACCTTAAAGTTATATTTTTTTCTTTCTTAAGCCAAAATTCTTTAGTCCAAGGTTTGGTGAATTGTATATCTGGTTGTTCATCATCATAAAAAAACCAGATATCTTTTATATTAACTTTTTTGTTGTTAAAACTCATTTGTTAAATATTTTTTCTATTTTTATTAATCACACTGACATTATTTTTAAAATTTCATCTCTAAAATCATAACATTTCATAATTTTATAGGTGTCGTTTTTTTCGTTAAACCATACTATGTAAGAATCTCCTAATTCTAATTCTGTATTTCTTTCAACTATTAATTTATAGAAGGATAATTGTAATGAATATGTATTTAGTTCACAGACATCTAAATGATTTAATGGTTTTTTAAACTGTTGCCACTTATTATCTTTTTTTATAGCTTTATTTGTTTTCCAGTCCCAAATTTCTAATTTTTTAGATTTTTCATTATAGAATAGTTGGTCAATCATACCAGTCACACCCCATTCTTTATCCCCCACCACAATCTCTGCACGTACTGGGATTAATTTACCAAAAGATTTATCGTAAAAGTCATTAAACATTTCCATTAATTTTAACACCGCACCCTTACACTCTAACATATTTTCTGTACTACCTAATGCTTCAGTAATACGATGTTCTGGAAAAGGAAATAATTTATTTGTTAAATAGTTTTCCGCGTATTCGTGAAAAGCAGAACCTTTTTCACAAGAAAAATCTGCTTTATATTTCCATTCTTTTAGTATTTCTTCTTTAGTGATACCTCTTTCATCTGCTTTTTTTTGTGACCAGTAATCCTTATCAAATGGATGTTTGTACTTTCCAATTACGGATGTTACTGACTTAGTTTTTACACCATCTAAATAGTATACATGTTCTTTATCGTGAAATTTTATGTTATTAAACTTTGATAGTTCTCTAGTTATTTTCATTTTATAATAGTGTTATTTCTTTTAATCCGTCAACCCCACCTAAATCACCAACATCTTTATCTGGTGGTAATTTAAGTAGTCTTACTTTACCTGTGAGTCTACCACCTTCTAATTTTCTATACAACATTTGTGCGTCGTTCCAAGCATCACCATCTAAACATATTATAATATTTTTAGTGCATTTATCATATAATGTTGTCCATAATTTATCACTAACACTCTTACCTAATATAGGGATTGAGTTTTGGATGAAGAACATGTCGAACACACCCTCTACTAAATAAACATCACTATCCCAATTTATTAAATGTTCATTAAATATTATTTTATCCTTTTCAGCTTCGGGATTTTTATACTTATTTTTATGTCCCACATAGGACCTAGAAACAAAATAATTAATTTCTCCACTTTCATCAAATGAAGGTATTATAATCCTACCTCTATATTTACCTTCCGTTGTGTATCCTAAAGAATATTTAGAGATTAATTTATCATCTATGTTTCTTTTTCTTAGATAATTATAAGCTTCTTTATATGGTATTGTTAATTTATTTGCTTTAGTAAATGATATATAGTCTTTAGGTAATCTAACTTCTTCATATTTTCTATCTACTTTTTTTATAAAATCACCACCTATTAATTTCCATGTAGATTTTGCTCTTCTATTACCCCATTTTAAAAATAGTTTATTTAAAGAACCGTGTGTGCCGTATGTTTCACTACATGCCCAACATTTATAGACTCCTTGATGGTAATTTACTTCAAAATTTCCTTTACCGTCACCCTTGTCTAAACCTTTAATATCGTAGGAACATACGGGACAATCAAAGGATATTTGTCCCTTATTAGGATAATGTGAGTTTATTTCCCCTAAAACGTCCTGTAATAATTCTAATAATAGTGGTGAGTCTTCCATATGTTAAAATATATGGGATTTTTATAGGTTAATCAATATGTTTACCAAATTGATTTTTCTTTCATGTAACCTAAAACACAAGTATAGGCGTCACACATATCAAAATTTTCTTTTTTTAATGTGTTATTACGTGTATAAGTCCAAGTTAAATGTGGTTCTACATCGGAAACTTTTTGCCAAATAATATATTTTTTATCACAACCTACATCGTAATTACCAAATAATACTTTTCTACCTTTTTTATTTTCGGTAAATAATTCTGGAAATGCGTATTTTCTAGAATTGTACGTTGATATATATTCTGGTACAATACCTAAAGTTTCATAAATTATTCTGGTGATAAAAGAGTTGTACCTCATCAGTGTGGATACTGTTCTAATATTATTAGAATTTAAAAGTGGTTCCTCGATGATTACTTTAGTAATTCCTACTTCACGGTAATCTTTTAATTTTTCTTGAAACTGATTAGTTTTCACCAACATTTCTTCTATCTTACTTTCTAATTTTTCTTTTGTTTTAGGTGAAAAATGTGTAAGTTCTAATAAATTTTTCTTTTGTATATCGAATAATGCCCAACCAATTGTTTTTGTAGATATGTCTAACCCAAGTACTTTTGGGCTCTTTCCTATTTTTTCCATGAACTAAATTTAATACCTTAACTTACAAAGTAAAGTTACTGGAGTTTCTTTTGGTTTTTCTATAGGTCTATCTGGTTTTGCTACAGCTACTAACATACCAGATTGGTCATACAACCCTATTTCAGTGATAAATGCTGATGAAGTATCACTTAAATCCCATATCTTATATGTTTCGCCAAAATTACTTACAAATTGCATTCCAGTGTCGTCTCCACCTGCTCCATAAAAAGGTGCACTAGAACTAGCTGCTGTTTGGTTTTCGGTAACATAGAACTCATTGGAGTCTGCCTGTAAAGTAAGGGTTAATTCAAATTGTTTCTCAAAAGTATAGAATTCACAGGTAGCCGAAGTACTTGCCGTAAAATAAACTTGTGTACATGCAGTAGCTGCAGACCACACGTCGTGTGCAACTGTCGCTCCATTAGTGGTACCCGCTGTTAAACGTATATTATTTACTAAAGTTTGGTCCGTGATTACCAAAAATCCTTTGTCTAGGTATGCAATTCCTACTGGTGTATCTTGTGTTACAGCATAAGCTTTTGGTGTGTTTGAGGATGTTACAACATCTACAAACCTAAAGTTGTCTGTCCCACCCCCATCATAACCTACTGGTGTTATACTAGATTGCCATCCATCAGACCAACTACTTATACTAGTGTTAGAAGAAGCTAGTGTCGGTTTTTTAATAAAATCGTTAAATAGGAAAGCTATATTTGTAGAGCCTACACCTGGTCTACCGGTGGCGTTACCAGCAATTTTTGGAGAACCGAAATATTCACCCTGTAATGAATTATCAGAAGCAAATGGTTCTGGTTCATAATAAGAACTAAATAAAGTATATACACCTCCAGATATTGTAGGTATAGTTATTTTTATAGTCCTACCATCTATTAATTCTCCATATGTACTCCCAGATATATCACATACTACCACATTATTTTGTGCTAATCCACTAAACCCAGTATTTGCCCATGTAGATAAGTAAGATGTTACATCTCCGGATATAGCTGGCATCCCAAAAGATGAATATAAATTAGAAAATGCTCTACCATTATTAGCAACTCTTTGTGCTGAGGTAAATCTTAGGGTTGAACCACTTACTGTACTCCACCCATCAGAACCATAAGGTACCAAAACTGATTTTAAATTTTTATGATTACTATCTATTTTTTTAAGTTTTCCCATTTTTTTTAATTATTAAGACCATGTTTTATATCCTGCGGAACCAACATCTGTATTTAATCTTAATGATGTTCTACCCGCAAAGTAAAGTTTTATCATATGTTGTGGTGCAGCAAAACTTTCCCCACCTCCGTTGGATTCACTCCCAGGAAATACTTTTCTTTCTGTTAATGTAGGATTAGCTGGGTAATTAACGTACATTACCTTACCTAATGAAGGTGAACTAGATACTGAAATATATTTTGATGGTTCAAACATTGCTGAATACTCACCTGGTGTACCATAGTATCTTAATCCATCTGCTGCTTTCATAAAATCAACAAATCTATATCTTGCACCTGATTTTGTCATGTCCTCATAAGGTATGCCATTTCTTCCAACCTTTGTACTATTTTCTGTGTAATTCACGTTATTTCTAAACCATCTAATTGAGTTGATATCCATAATATTATATTTTTGTTCCTCTTGTTACTTTTCTAAATAATGCTTTTCCACCGCTTGTTTGCCATGAATATGTAGCACTACCACTTAAGTAGTTATGACCTCTAGGGTCTCTAGAATTAGATGCTTGTGATTGGCCATCTTCACCATAAAATAAGAATAATCCACTATCAAAAAGTCTATAATAGTTTTGTGATGACACATTTTCATAAGGGATTGAATGTCTTACGGCATCCTTATTAAATATAAATCTCACCGTAACCTTACATGGTGTAGCTGTAGGTGAATTTAAAGAGTGTACATTCCATGTTATTGGTATGGAGATATTATATGAGGATATCCCTGTACCACTCAAACCAGATTTGTAACCACCGGAATAAGTATCCGTTCTCCAATATCTATTACTTTGTGAAGCTAAACTAACAAATATATTATCTGCCATCTTCATCATTTGTGTACCTAATGTATAGTAAGGGTCTTGTTTGGTTGCTACTCTATCCGCATTTACATACACACCGTTATCTTTAGATGGTTGTAGTGTGAAATATGGTGCTCCTGATTTTAAACCTAACTGAGAGTCGTTCCAATTAGCAGCATATTGTAGTGAACCTATTAAAAGACCAAAAGTATCACTAGGGTGTGCTAAAGTTATATTCATACCTTTAGCATTTTGATTGTTTACATTTACTAAATTACCTTTTTGTTTTGTTAATCTTTTAAGTTTAAGTGGGTAATAAGCTGTACTAGAATTATTATTATTAACATTTAAAACTAATCTTGTAGTTGGTATTGTTGTATTGAAATTGCTGTATCCTGGATTTAAAAACCCTTCAGGTGACATAGGAACAGCTGTTTCCATATCTACAGAAGTAACAAAACCTATAAACATATTAGAGATTCTTTCCCCGGTTTCTTCATTATTTGTTATTTCTCTGTTAGTACTCCAACCGTTTATCGCATTTGTCATAGTAAATGTTGGGTACGGTTCCGCTGAATTATTCCAAGGTGCTTCACCACCAACATTTAAGTAACCCACATCGAAAGCCTCAAAACCTATACCCGCAGGTCCAGTTCCTGGTATGTAAACATTGTTAGTTGCTAGGCCTGGTGAAAACATTAGAGAGAATGGAGATGGTACTTTAAGACCTTTTAGTATAGTTTGACTAAAGTCGATACCAGTATTTTCTAATCTACCGGTTCTACTACCCACACTACCACCACCTGCTAATGCTACCGCATTAAAATAAGAAAAATCTTTTTCGGGTACTAATTTTATATTTTCAGTTTCAAAACTATTTCCATCATAAACTTTTATACTATCCCAAAAATCTAAGTATTGACCCACACCATAATTAGATAAATCATTTAAGAATTGTATATATTGGTCATCATTTTTAATCCCCAATGTTTCTTGGAAATATGTGGTACATGAACTTTCGATTGTTGATGGTGAGAAAGATATGGTGTCTTTATGGTCGGCAACATATCTTGCGGCTAATAATTTATTAAGTACATAATAATCGTGTAAATAACAAGCTATTTCTACATTATCTTTATAGTAGTCTACCGCGTTATTTGTTCCCTTAACACCAACAGTAACAAATTTTTGTGAAGATTGTCGTCTATTTAAATTCGTATTCTGTGGTGTTTGATATACGAAATTCTTTTGTTTATACCCATTATTAACTGCTTTTCTAAAATTACTTCTATTACCAGTAACATCTGGGATAAATCCTAATTGTGCTGAATTATTAGCTGTACTAGTGGTATCAGCATGTGCTTGAGTATTCCTATAATCGATATCACCATCAGAAATACCAAATCTGTCGAATGTTACTTCTATACCCTTACTACCAACTATAAGGCGTTCACGCCCATAATCCGTTAACGTAAGTTGTAATGTCGCTGTTGTTGCACTTGAAATATATGCCATATTCTTTTATCCTATTATTATATAATTATCTTGTAAACTATTTTTATACTAAATACATGTTATACAATCTCCGTTACAAGGTGAATTACTACCTAAGTGTAAACATAATCCACAAAAAACTTCTTTATCTTCACAATAGTTTAATATATCTTCTCCTGTAGAGTATCTCATACACTTTAAAAAACTTTGTAAATCTTTATCATCAACCACACCATCACCATTAAAATCACCTATTAATTCTGACTGATTACCTATTTTACTACCTATTAAATTTATAAACATCTTAAGGTCTTGTAAATCCACCATACCATCATGGTTAAAGTCCGCACATGTAGTACAATAAGTTGGGAAAAATTCACTTACAGAATTTGCCTGCGACCAACAAGAACTTTTCATACCTCCAGGTGGTGATTCTATTTTTGTGTCCTCATTACTGGTACACTTTGCCCATAGAGATGAATTTATAGGATTAGAACCTAGGGTTGTTTGGTATTGTGTGTAATTGCCACTTATATAAGTTGTTCTGGGTCCCACCATTACAGCTGGATTAGTCCCACAATCAGCAGAGATACTTGTAGTCACACCTCTTAAATCTGGTAAGTCGTAGAAACAACTACCTGTTAGTGCACTTAGTCCTAGTTGACTATGACAGTTACCTGTTGGTGAAAATTTTCTATAATCAATATCTAAATCCGATAAACCAAATTTTTCTATGTGGTGATAAATACCCCTACCTCTAGCAAGTAAATTTCTACCGTAGTCAGAAAGATAAATTCTAAAGGTGTTACCAGATAATTCGTTATTGTTTATGCCTAAATATCCCATTAAAAATCAATAGCTATTGTAAATTGCTGAGTTCCTGTTCTTGGTACCGGTGATTGGAACTTTGCAATAGCCATTAAATCTGGAAACCCATTCTCGTTATCAAACAATCCTATTTCTGTTAATTTAGGTGTTGTTGTCGTACTATTTGTTGTGTTATAATCTACCCAAGTTGGATTTGTAGATACGTCATATTGTCCACTGTCTAATTTTATTAAATGTTTCATTTCATATATGGTTGCCATAATATCTGTCTCTACTGTACCATATAAGAAATATTCGTCACCAAATTGTAAATCATTTGCTCCTGTAGATGCAACTGGTACGTTGATGAAATCATTAAGTGTGTATGCTGTCATAGCTGTATAAGCTGGACAAGTAGTAGAATTAGTTGTGTCATTACCATTAATATAGAATGTATGGTCTACTAAATTTGTAGCTACTATCTTATCTCCTACAGTATGATTAGGTATTAGATTGGTCACATCTTTCCATTGCCAGTTACTTGGGTCTGGTTGCATGTTTACTGTTGACCCATTTGTTACTACTTGTACTAATAGGTATAATCTATCAGCTTCCCAACCTGTTCCATTATTTGCTGGTACTCCAGGTCCTGTAACACCTTGTGGTCTTAAATATGGAAATTCAGCCCCAAATGTTATTGCTACATCAAATAAAGGTTCTACCCCATCGTACTCTTCCCAAACGTAGTTATTACAGTGTAGTCCTGTTGGTATTCCACTGTTATTAACAAATAGATAAGAAAAATATATTCTATCACCCACACCTGATACTACACCTGCTGTACAAGCTGAAGAAACACAAGCAGTTCCTGCCGGTATTTTAGCTGTTTTAGGTGATGGAAGAGTAAAACTCCTATTAGACTTATAAGACATCGCTGCCAATAGTTCTTGGTCGTCTATAATAAACAATTTATAATCTGGAAAAACTTTACCAACTCTATTAGGTAGTGTATTAGAATTTGAGTTACCTGGGTTATCATCATATAAATGATAATATCTTAATCCATCGTCATTCATGTTTGCACCATTAGGTAAAGCGTACATAATTTCTGGTTGTGCTGGAAATGCGTTAGGGAAATTAGGTGGGTCTACATAAAATGTTTGACCCATTATAGTTTCATCCCCTTTTCCAGTACCATTACCCGAACCATTATTACTCTTTTTATGCCACATTAACCAAGGTAAATGAACTTTAAAGTTTTTTGCCTCCCCTATTGTTGAACCTAGTGGTAAACTTCCTTGGTATTTTAAAGCAAATTTTTCACCATAAAAATCGGTTGTAGTATTATTAGTGTAATGACAAATTCCTATACATTTTTGTTCTTCTGGTTCAACTACTCTTGTATTTCCAAAGGAATCTATATACCATGTACCATTAACAATTGTATCGTGATAACTATCTACTTGTAAATCACTAAATGTTTGTCCATTACTACTCTCATAACCAAAATATTCTTTAGAACCACAGTATCCACTTGAACCGTAGTAATCTACGCCTTCGTAAATACCACTAGAAGGACTGGATACACCCGCGACTTGATGGGTCCAATTTATATTCATATTCCATATTTTGACATCACTTGTCGAAATATCACAACAACTATTAAAAGATAAAGTATCGTTACACCAATATGAAATTGTACTTGCTGAACTATAGATACTTGTAGTTGTCATTGGATTGGCGGAATATGGTGGATAAACTCTTACATGTGCACACGTCGCTGATAAAGCTGAATAACTTGCTCCTGTAAAGTTAGGTAGTTGTCTATCTAAAGTTAAAAATACCTTACCATTAGTTTGTCCACTATTTGCATTACCAGAAATAACTTGGTACCACAAAGTTTGAGCTGCACCTAAATAGTTTAATTCGGAACAATTTGTCCCTGAAAACTGATAAGTTACTGATAGTAGGTCCCCATTTACTGGTGTATAGTTCGGTACTATATCATGACATGCTGTACTTGCACTAATAAGTTGTATAATAGAACTCCCTGTCATTGCACTACCACAAAATAACCAGTTTGGGTTTAAATTATATAATTGACTGGTTCTAGCGGTAAATGAGGTATAAGACCCATCACTATTAGTTGTACCACTAAAGAATCCTCTAGGGGTAGCTGTATTAAATACTTCTTCATAAGTATGTTGTGGTATTGTTGGTCCAAAATTATTACTACTTGACGAATCATCTTCTAAAAAAGGATATTTAACATGTCCTTTATTTTTTTCTGGGAGACCCAATAAGTTCTGTGCGTTATGTTCTGCTTGCAAAATTTTAATGCCATCAGTGGTACTAGGTGATGTTGGATTTCCAGGTAATGTCCTATAGCAATCGTAACACATTTCACTATCTCCTAGTTGAAATAGTGATATGTTTAGTTTTCCTTCCGATAATTTTTTTCTACCTGCGTCTGTTAATCGAGCGACTATCGCTCCTTGTGTACTGTTTTTAATTATATAACCCATAATATTTCTGTTTTATGATAAATACCTTTTATTTTCATTTATTTAAATTAATAACCAGCCCCATTACCCATAACCGAAGAATTTCCTGGTTCTCTCTGCATTCTAGTTGTTAATTTGCTTGGAGAATAGAATACGTCTCTGGTTATCTCAAATGATATCCTTTCTGAATTAGTCTCCGTTTTTATTGTTTCCCCATTAATTAGGGGGTATTTTCTCTTTACACTTACTGTGTAAGAGAAAGTTCCAAATGTAGGTGTACTTAATGTAAATTCTAACTGTATCGACCCTAATCTAGTTGCTTCTATATCCCTTTTTTGTGTATTTACGATGTTACCATTAACGTCCATTAAAGTAACTATAACTTCTTCTTCTAATGGGTGTTTTTTAGTGTAATATACTGGTACTATAGGGTTTTTAGTTGCTGACCATCCAATAACTTGATATATAGTCCTATAAAATAGGTTTATTACATCACCACTATTGTATTTTGTAGACCCAGAACCGGTTAAAAATATTCTATTTTCACTAACTTTATAGTAATCTTTGTCATTATATAACATATCCCCATTTAATGATACCATTACTGCACCTGCTGCTTGTTTATCTAGTTTAATATAGTAATAACCATTTTCCTGATAGATACTTGTATTAGCACTAGTACTAGGTACAGTCGCTGGTACTGTTAAAGATTGTATATAAGAACCCATACCCGCGTCATAAATTACTTGTAACACATCACCATTTTGTACGGTATCGGTGTAGAATTTAATAGTTTGACCATTAATAAATCTAAAATCTCCTTGTGGTCCACTTAAAGTACTACCGCTACCCCCCTCAGTTAAAGTCACGCCATTTACTACAACTACTGGACCACCAACACGGTTATTTTCTAATGTGTATTCATATGTGTAAGAACTATAAGTTGTTGCTGTTACCTCTGGCATATTAAAAATAGTTGAACTTTCTATTTTTAAACCGTATTCTTCAACTGGAATTTGAATATCTCTTTTTTGGATGTAAGGCATTTCTGGATTACTTACCACAACCATATAATAATCTTTATTATTATTGACTGTATTATCTGGTGGGTATTTTGCTGAATCAACCCAAACATCATTAATTGTTTCTTTTCCTAAGACATCGTATATACTACTTCTTATTGGATTTACATTTGTAACCGTATCTACACCTATTTTATCTTTATATAAATAACTTGGTTTAACTATGTATTCCCAGGAACTTCCAGTAACTAAACCTGAAAAAGGAATATAAGTTTCCGCACTTAATACTATAGATTTAGTGAATGGGTCTACATAACTTGGTAGTGTATCAAATATGGCTTCATATTCTGGTATTGTAGCAACTTGTTCTGTTTGGTATATATAAGGATATATTCTAAATGTTGGGTACGTATTATCAAAAGCCATGTCCCCTGTTTTACCAGCAAAATAGAATTTTAGTGTTGTACCTTCACTATCATTAACATTATAAATTTTAAGTTTTGGGACACCTCCTTGTGTTTCTTTTAATGTGGTTTTTGGTCTGGAAAGACCGTTTACCGTTAAAGAAGGTGATGGCATATTTTGTAATTTTGCTACTACTCTAGGTTTTACTTTTGGGACACCTTTATCACACCCAAAATATGCATTACATGTATTACTTTCAGTTAAATTTAATGTTGTTCCTGTAGTTGCGGTAATAGTAACTGTGGTTGTAGGCCCATCTACTGAACCACAAAGTGGTGCTATGACTTCATTTCTATATGAACTACCTGTAAACTGGAAGTGGTACCAATTGGTGTCTTCTTGTGATGATGCCCATACACCTATTTTTTTAGACCCTAAAAATTTACATAGGGAGTATTGAGATGCCCAAGAAGGTGCTTGTTGTGGGTTATTTAAATAATTAGTGTTTCCTGTCCAAGAAATTTTATCAAATAAATTAAATTCTATATCGTAGTCAGAATTATATGGATTAGCATCACCCACACCTTTAGTTACTCCAGCTGGTGTGGTGTTCTCGTACATGGTATCGGTGAAGAAGATTTTGAAGTGTTCACCTAGTTCCCCCCACCTTTTTATCTTTATACGTGTGGACCCATTATCGTCCCAATTTAAGTTTTTGGTATAGGGTGTAGCGGAACCAGTATTCATCATAATAGTATTACCCCTATTAACATTAAATGTGTTAGTTGTTTGTGCTGTGATACACCCACCATTACAGTCATCAAATAGTGGTGGTGTGGTTTTATTAAACCCGTACGCACCTTTATTCCAGTTTTGGAACACTGCTGTACTACCTGACCTAGCATTTAATACCAAATCTATAGTGTGAGTAACTCCCGATGGTCCATATTTACCTTCGTCATCTCTAAAAGCTGCTAAAACCACCGCTATATAATCATCATCATTATCTGTAGAATTAACCGATAGTTGCCATGTGTAGTTATTGTAGGAGCAAGTACTTAATAACCCAACAGGTATTCCATTGTTAGCTTGCATTTTAAATTTATCATTTCCGGATGCATTTGCTATTACGTTAGTTGCTGCCGCGACATTTCCACTACTATTGACGGTATAGTCTGTAGCTACTAAATCTACGTTTGTAATACCGAATGAACTCCCTGTAACTGACCTAACTGCCATAGGACCGTTACCCCCATAGTCTCTTCTAGGGTCAACGGTAACCCAACCATAAGCTAAACTAGGTGTAGTTGACCACCCCATACTTTTCCAGAATAACACATATTTTCCTAATGTAGAATTAAAATAAAATCTTCCTACATTACCATCCGCTTTATCTAAACCACCAAAACCAAGATTATCACCTTCATCCATTGTTATAGCACTAGTACCCAAATACCAATCTTTACCACTATCAGTTTTTCTATTAGCTGTAGCTCCCGTGTAAAACCACACATAAGGATTATTACTATACATTTGACCGTTACCTCCCAATCCACTATTATAACTCCTAATCACCCCACTACTGTTTGGACCTAGACCATTAGCAAATCTTATTGTTTTAGGTGCGTAAGGTACATAATCTGTCCATTTCGCATACAAACTAGAAAGTGATAAACCACTATATTTTCCACCATCTGTATAATCTGCTAATGTACAACCTGTTTTGTTTGGTCTTTTTTCCGTTTGTATAGGTCTATCTTCAATAACACTTAAAGTGTATAACCCATTTTCTACCTTATCAAATGTATATGAGGTATCCGCTGTGTTACCAAAATGTCTATCAATTAACTTACCTTCTTTTTTTAATTCGTATTTGTAACTTGCTGTAGAAGTGGTGGAACTTACTACTGTTATGGCACCTAATTTATTTGGGTCCAATACACAATCATTATTACTTAGGTTAGCATCTATTGATGGTGTTGTGAAACCACTTATTGTTACGTATGTAACACCTGTGTTACCGCTGAGCCCGGTTATCTTAGCACTATATACCCCTTCACACAAACCCCTAACATCAAATGTTTCAGCACTAAAACTACTAGTTCCAGACCAATATATACTATAAGGAGAAGTACCTCCTGATATATAAGCGTTGGTTACACTACCGTCACAAGAACCAGTTAAGGTGTGTGTGATATTGTATCCAATGAGTTTTATATTTCCTATACTATAATCTACCATATTTTTTACTTATATTTACCACACGGTTCATTATTTGGTATACATGTCCCTAACGCATCACACCACTCATATGCATCTGGACATAAACCTTTATCTGAATCTAGTTCTTCTATTGAAGAAATTTCTTTATACTCATCGTATACCGCTTCTGATTGCTCTTCTATAACTTCATCAACATCCTTATCTACAACTTCATCAATCACTTCATCAACATCGGATGGTGGTTTTACTTTTGTACAAGCTCTTTGACAAGATTCTAAACTAGAGTATATACCATTGGAGTCTACTATACACACGCCCCCATTACAACTATAATACTTTATTTCTGTAGTACCGTCGTCACTATCAACTCCACGACCTCTATCGTCACCGTCATCATTTGGTTTACCACTCCCAAAATCTGACCCCCTAGATGGGTCATCATCATAATAACCCCTACAACATTCTATAGCCCAACCAATAATATTACTAGGACTTCCACTATCTAATGAATCAGATAGGTCTGTACCACCTCTTGGACTACCGAAAGAAAAAGTGTCTTGTGCGTAACACGGACAACAACCTGCTAAATCACCACCTTCTTCTATACATCTTACTCTTCCTCTTCCTCTACCTTCACCCTCAACCACCACACTTGGTTTATTAGTTCTTATACGACCTTTACTATAATTAACTTTTATTTCTTGGTCTGAATTAATTTCATTTAACTGACTTAATAATGCATTGGTTGGACTACATCCACCAACTAAAACTGGTTCACATACAGAATTTAAGTTTTTACAGTAAATATTGGCTTCTTTTAAACAGTCATTACAATTTTCAGCCTCTAAATCAGTAAATATGTTACTTATCCCATATATTGGATTTATACCTAATTGTTCTGCGACTGATTGTCCACAACTACAGTAATATTTACATGTACGTTGTTTAGGTAAAGTTAGTGGGGCTGGATTGTAGTGTGATTTACTACTTACCACCGTAATTTCTCTACCGTTAATCATTAATTTTTTGTCTACATTTTGTACTCTCCAATCTTCAGGTCTGGTATTGTGAATTATATCGTAAGCTGAAATAACTTTAGAACCAGAACATGGTTTATGAAATTCACAACCAGGTGTAACTACTATAAAATGCTTCAATAAATTACCAAAATAATTCTTAAAAGTATTAACTATAATATATGATTGTGATATTTGTGGGAAATTAAAATTACATGTAGGGGTTATAGAATCATTATAAGTTGGTAGATAAAAGTAAAATAGTCCGTCTTTTCCCATTTCTACCATACTACCTTTATTTTTACTTACAGTGTAGTCTTTAACTTGATTACCTTCTACCAGACTTTGCCATTGATTTACTGGTTTTTTATTGGATGTTACGTCCCACACTAATTTATTTTCTGGAGCTGTGGTATCTAGAAATTTTTGTTGTGGAAATGTTGTAGAGTTGATAATCGGTGTACTTATATTACCACAAGAAGTATCCGATATATATAAAGAACCATCTAAAGAAATTTCTCTACTATAATTCCCTATAACCATTTTAAATGGTTTAGATTTTTTAGATGTGTCAAAAAATAATTTTTTACCTACTTGTGTGTCAGAAGACTTTATTACTCTATAATATGGTTTTTCAATTATATTACCCTCATCATCTTTTTTATGGCCTAACCTTAAAATAAGGTTTGCTGTTCCAGTTTGTCCATAATAACCTCCTTTGGAACTTGTTATCCATTGTGAATCGTATTTTAAGGTTACTGTTTCACCACTACTTAAATTTATAAACCCTGTGTCCACGATAACAGGTAATCTTTTAGTGAATATCGTAGAGGCTGAAGTATTAGCCGAAATACATACATTACTACCACTAATAGTTTTATCGTTTTCATTTACTTCTAAAGTTAAATAACGATTTGCTGACCCATCTAAAGAACACCTTAATACACTAAATGAAGCTAAATTAGTAGGTGTACCACCGGTTGCTGCTTTTTTACTTATAGAGGCTTCAAATGTAAATTTTTCTATCCCAGTATTATTAGGTATATCTATTTTATCTTCTCTAGATGGTACATCTGACTTATACCTATATCCTGGATTAAATTTAAAACCAGTATCCTGCATTACTCTTTCTCTCTCTCCTTTCCCTTCTTGGATAATTGATTTATTAATTAATCTTTTAATTTGATAGTCGGTTGCTGGGTAGTTACCTACAAAACTAGTGGGGTAGCTTCTTTCGAGGTAGTCACACCATTTTGTATCCTTATATTCTATATCTAGATAAGCTTTATAAGTTAACCTATATATACCAGTAGCTGACACCGTATAAGTCATATAATCACTAGAATCATTATTGTTAATTCTTAGATACCCACCATTTTTACTATATACATTACTAAAGGCATATGCACGATATAATTCCGTGTCATCACCCATTAATTTTACATTTTTTTGAGACTCTATATCACTAATAGGTATGATAGTATTCCCAGAAAAAGTTTCACCACTTATATGTAAATCATACGTACGATTTGATTTGTATTTACTTCTAGCGTTGGTTGTGAAAGAGGAGTATACTGTAGTACTACCTGACTCACTATATGTTGTAAAACAAAAATCTGAATTACTATTTGCACTTATCGGAGCATAATTACCTGAATTAGTACCTCCACCACCCCAGGATTGACACCAGTAATTGTTACGTACCACAGCACTCCATTTATTACAATAACCGTCATTCGCGAATATACAATTTTTACAGTTTTGACCCTTTACTTGAGGTTTACCGTAAGATTGGGGTAGGTTATTAGGTATTATACTACCATTTGGATATTGGGTTGGTCTTGGAGCTTCATTAGATTTTAGTGTATTTTCTCTCCCACCCGCTTTATTTACCATACATCTTTTCTTAGGACATATTGTAACACTATCAATTAAACCATCAGTTGTGTAAGAAAAATCTATATCATTAAATGTATCTAATTTACTTCTATTAATCCATTGACTTAACTTAACATAATTTCTATTAGAGTGGTGTAATTCTCCAGAATCACTCACAAACGGGAAGGTTTCTATACTCCCTATCTGTTGTTGTTTTAATTTATCTATAAATGAAATCTGTTGTTCTTTATTTGCGAAAGAAAGGTCTAAACATTTTCTAGATGAAGAAAATATATCGTTATCTCTTAACTCATTTGCCCAATTAAGTGGGAAGAATTTTTTACCGTCCTTTATAATTTCTTTAGACGCCTTAATTTTCCCATCCTCTACTTCTCTAGAAATATTATAAGGTATCTCTACTATGTTTTTAGTAGGTAGGTTTAACTCAGACAAATTGGTTGTTAGGTTGAGTGGGTTTTCTACGGTATATACTTGAGAATTGGTTAGTTCTATAACCTCTGGAACCGCTCCTTGTGGTGTTAATTGTTTTTTATAATCATATATAACTTCTCTAGACACCAGGTCTTTTTGAGTAAGTGTCAAATATGTAGTTGTTAAACTTATATCCGTAGGTCTACTAGTTACTTGTTGTACAGGTATTATATCAATTACATCGCCCTCTAATAAACTTGTATTTTCTAAATTTATTTTGAATCCTAAAGACTTTGCGTATTGTCCACAGTTTTCACTTAGTATATCCATATCAAATGATAGGTTTTCAAAACCATTACTAGGGTAATTCATATCATTAAGTACCATTTGTAACGCATGTACCTTACCAACTCTATTTGTTCTATCTGTTGTTTTAAAATATTTTAAAGCTCCTTCCCCTATATCTTCTGTAGGAGATATTTGTGTGTTGTAGTAATTAGGGTGTGATAAAAAAGCTCCCCACCCACTACCTTTAACTGTTTCAAAACCAAAAACTCCTTTATTGGTCTTAAAAACTTCTAATATGATATCTGTATGTGATGGTGGTAATATCTCTAAATCTCTAACTACATTTAATCTTTTGGATTCAAATCTGAGAAATAATCTTTCATTTGTATCTGTAATTCTATAAATAGCTTCTACAGGATATTGGGTATTGTATTTAAAAGTTGCCCACTTTTTTTTATTAACTTTAGCTGTTTGTTTACCACTTCCTGGGTAATCACCGGAAACATAAAATACAAATTCTAACGTATCTGTTAAAACTCTTAAATCTATTTTACTTCTATATATTTTATCTGCCATAATCTATATTTTAATACCCACCTCCGCCACCTCCGACGCTTCCACCACCAGAAGACATTCCACCACCACCACCTGTAGTGGTGGTTGTAGCACCACCGCCACCTCCACCTACAGCACTTGTTTGTGGTGAAGAAGTATTAGTGTTAGTGTTGGTCAATGTTGGTTGTGGGTTATTTGTTCCCAAGTTGTAATTTAAGACCCATTCTAGTCCTTCATTACCAAAATCTTTAAAACCGTACACACATAAAAGGTTATCGGTACTTCCTTGTTTTGTAAAGGTTGGAGGTGCCGTAAATTTATCCTGATTGGTTTGGTACCCGTTGGCTAACTTATTTGTTTCTATACTAATTAACTCACTACCAAACTTTTTACCTTGATTATTTATATTATATGAATTGGCGTAAGTTGATAGTGGGTTTGCTGTTGCACCACTACGAATATTATTATAGTAGGTAGTACCATTTGTTGGGTTTGATGGGGGTGCGAAAGAAAACACACCATTCCTATACTGAGGTGCGGGAGTAGCACTAAATCCACTTAAAGCTGTATTAATAGATGCTGTAGTAGCGGAAGGGGTTGCTGTACCCGATAAACTAAAACACCTATAAACAAATTTATCTCTATGGAATACAGAATTTTCAACCTTAACACCACTAGTCCATAATGTTGTTGCTGGAACCATTTGTTCCACAATTCTTATCCAATAATCTCCCATTGATTGTGCGTACCCAATCATTTTATTGTAGGTGTATTTATTGTTTTCACCACAACTATTTTGTAAATAATCAATATACATTTTTTGTAGGGTTGGGTACCCACCTGTTTTACCATCATTAATGGTCATTCTATTTTTAGTATCGATAAAAAATTTCCAAAAATGTTGTAAGAATGATTTAAAAGGTATTGTTTTAGCGTTAATTTGTGGATTCGTAGAATCCCATCTACCACCAGTAGATGGGTATGGATATGGTAGTGTACCACCACTAAACAAACAATCGTAATTAACAGATTGTTCCCAAATATCATAAACTAAAGCTTGACCCACATTTAAATTTAAGTCTACATTTTTAACATTTATAACTAATCTTTCATCAGTAGTCTGATAGTGGGATGTTCTATCTTTATAATTAAAACTTCTAGTGTCTACAGGTGCACAATCTCTTCTTTTTTCTATCTTTTCTATATACTTAATCCTACTAATTAACATTTTTCTCCATAATGGGTGGGTTCCTGCCGCAGTTAATTGTAAAAATTTATCTAATAATAATTTTTTTCTCTCTCTTAGTTGGTAACAATCTTCTGAAGCTACTCTCTCTTGGAATATATTTGGGTCGAATCCTACTGGTGCGGTTGCTATCGAATGTGGGGTACGATATGTGGGTGTATCATCAAACAATAGTTCAGGTAAGTTACCACCCCCTATCTTTACCCAAGATTTTTTATCGTCTATAATCCTTCTTAAACCAAAACCATAATGCATATGTGGGAATCTCCAAAATCTATCTAAATACGGTGCTTTAAAGTCGTTAGAAAATTTACCCATTGTCCAAAATCCACCCCATGTAAAAGGAGCAAATTCTGTTATTATGGTTGGGTTACAACCTGTCAATACTGATGTTGGTGTTGTGGTCGCTCCAGTAGAATCTTCTATGAAATCTGTTTTAACTTTTAACTCTGACTTATGTTCACTAGTTCTTTCAAACCAACCAGCTCCTCTTTGGAAAAAGTAGTTATTACTTTCTCTAGGTACTTGGGGGTACCCTATTGAACTTACAGGATAATCGCTTCTAGTAAATGAGTGTGTTGTGGTAGCGGTACTAACATAGAATTGCCCCGTAATTACACTATATTTAATACTCCCTGTAGTATAACTACCACCTTCAATTGGTTCCCAATTCCTATCAAACTTCTCCATATTAAGTTTAGCGTCAGCTATTACCACATACTCATTAAACTCCACCAAAGCTTTAGGTGCTCCTAATAAAGAAAGTAAAAATTCTATTGATTTACGACTACCTTTAGATTTAAATAGGTAAGCCGTATTCATTAATATACGTCTATATAGTTCTATATCTAATTCTGCTGGGGTCTTACTTATACTACTACCTGAATATATAGGTTTTGAGACACCTAGAATACTATCCATAAATTTATCATTAGATAGTGTATTAGGGGTTGACCACCCTAAGGTTTGAGCAAAGTTTTTTATTAACTTATTAGGTATATTTTTAATTCCATCATAACTAACATTAGTCATATAAGCTATACCATCAACAAATAATTTAATATCATCAAAACTTCTACCATAAACTTGTAACGTTTTTTCTACTTTTTGGTCAGAGGTATCAAATTCTTTGAGGGCTGGCGTAGTTAAAAATCTAGAAACCAAATTAGTTTTTTGTTTGTCTAATTCATCACCTAAATCCGCTAAAGAATTTATATAAATATTATAGTTTGGGGTGGTGGTGTCTATATTTATTGCGTCCTGTAAAGGCCACATCTTTTTTACCTTTTGTATGTAAGTACTACCATTAATAGTTTCTTTTATTAGATTAAAAGTCGCTGTATATATAGGTGCTACATCTCTATTCATCAGAAAAGCTTCTACCCCTTCAAAATTTTTAAAAGCTATTTCAGTTTCAGTTGCGTTTGGTTTAAGATAAAACTTATTAGTCGTTGTGTTTAATATACTAAACGGTTTTCCTTTTACAGTTATTTCTATATAGTTAGTAGTGGTGGTTTGAGGTTGTAAACTTACAATATCATATTCTACTTGTCCGACACCACCTGAAAAAGTTAACGAGTATTTTTTAAATTCTTTGGTTAGATTTCGTAAAGATGAAACTTTATTTTCTGCTATTTTTACCATGGTATTAGCAGTATTACCAAATTCTTCTAAATTATTTAAAACTTGTTCTGGTGATAAATGACCATCTAATAAATTACCATTAGTTGTAAACTCAATATTAAATGGATTGGATAGGTAGTTTACATTAACCCTAAATGTTGTTTCTTTTGTAGTTTGGTTATATTGGATATTATATGCTGTGGTATTACCGCTGTTCTGGTATATGTCTATTCCATCGACATATATTGCTCCTGGAAAATTATTAATAACATTTTCAACCGCAACATTTAATCTCTTTTTAGCGGAACCATAAAGAACAAAACTAGATAGGTCATTAACATCGTTATTAACATAAACCCTTAAATCGTTACTATTTAAATTTTTATTTAGTGTTAGGTCAGCTTCACTTAAACTATCTAACGTAATAGGACTGGAAAAACCACCAATTTTTGTTTGTGTCGCAACAGTTCTACTATATTCTTCACTTACACTAAAAGTACCCAAAGTCATCAAAGATGACCCGTCTGTGTATTGATTACCTACTAGATTATCACTAAACGTATCACCTCCGTGTCCTGGTGCTGGTGGATATCTAAATCTATTACTAGCCATAATAAATTATAGATTACTGGTTATAGTGGTGAAATTTTTACTAAAATCTATATTGTTACCTCTATTTCTTTTAACTTCAAATAATTGATTATTGAAGTTGTCTCTAACCTCAAATAAGTCATATTGTGCGTAAATATTAGGATTAGGGGTATTGAAGTCATATAGAGTATAAATTCCATCATCAATTGATTTAGTCTGATTACCGTATAGTGCAAATGCAAGGGTTTCGAAATCATGGTCTACCATTTCAATATCTAGTACTATAGGGTTAAAGAAGGTATTTGTAACTATAACATTTTGTCCTGGTTGACCTATAAATGGTATAGCGTTAGGGTTATTAGAAGGTGCACTAGTAGGTGTTAAAGTACAAAAAATTAAATTAGTTTCTGTATTTGTATATATGTATCTAGGTGATTTTTGGGATGGGTTAGATAATTTTGCTGACACTGCCTCACAATAAAAATTAGATGTCACTATTCTGAAAAAATTATGTATTTTTTCACCAGATTGTTGTAAATATTCTATTCTATACCCAACTAATGAATTAGGTCTAAACCTACTTCTAAATTGTGAAGGTACACTATTTAAGTCAAACACAAGACCTTTTACGTTTGGTAGTGATGATAGTATACCACAGTCTAATATTTGTGTTCTAATCTCTACTGGTCTTATGTAGACAGTATATATACCTTTATTAGCAAAGATAGAAGATGGTAATTTTAAATCATATAAACCCCCTAAAATTTCCACACCAGCAGCACCATTGGTTTGTGCATTATGATAATGTGGTGTTAATACACTACTTGCTGGATTAATCGTGGTTAATGTAAATTGTGATGTAGCGTCTCTAGTTGGTTGCCCATGAACTATAATTTCCACATCATCAGGTAGTACATCTGATGGTCTTTTTATTCCGTATGCTCCTAATGCCATATTTTAAGCTTGTTTATTAATTTTATAAAACCCATATCCGTGTAATGTTAACTCCCCCAAGTTAGGTATTTGCCCTAATCTTTGTGTTGTTTCAAAAACTGTAACTTTACCCCTTTCAATAAATATATTAGACCTAGTTTCTGGTCTTTCACATACATTCATTAAAACCTCTTCTTTGGTTAATGGTGGTATACACCCACTAGTATAAACTTTTTCTAATCCCATCTCTTATTTTACTATAAATATCCATATAACTTTTTATTTTACACCAATAGTAAAAGAGTTTTAATTATCCATCACTTGGTTCAATTCCTACAGGGCCACCAGGTCCAATAATAATGTTACAGCTACAGTCATTCCAACCTTGTGGACATACACAAGGATTAGTAGTTGATGCTAATTGTATTTGTTGATTACCTTTACAGCAACATTTTTTACACTTTTTCACACATGGGTCACCATTTGGTTGTATCCCACAAGGTAACCATTGTGAACCATTCATACTACCTCCTTGACTTGGGTCAAACCCTATAGGACAATTAAAAGGGTCGTCTGGGTCCGATAACACAACATCGTCAAAAGAGGCATCCACACTTTTTAATGATTTGTTACTTTGTTGAGTTAAAAGACGATAATAGTTATCTAAATTATGTGTCAACCCATGTAAAACATCATCGTCGTCTTGAGGGTCTGGTCCTCCTGATTTTCTAACACAACAATAACAACATTCTGGGTCATCATGTAATGGCATCGGCCCAAAATGGTGTTGTATAGTAACACAATCATTATGACTATAAGATTGTGCTGGGTCCCATGGTCCCATCATAGTAATTGTTCCTGGTGCGTCTAAAAATGGTGATAATGCATTTTCACAATCTTTACAGTTACCATGAGATATACAGTTTTGAACACAAGCCAAGTATCCTCCGTTTCCAGCATGGTATTGACCTGAACCATTTAAGGGGTCATAACACGTTTGTGTTTGCATATCACAATCCCAAGTTTCTTCGTAGTTTGGTGGTAAACAATTCTGTCCTGACCCACCACAAGGTATCCACCCCGAATCGTAAAATTTTTGGTCCGCTTGGCACCAACAACCATTACCCATCGCGAGACTACTACCCCATAACTGACCCTTCCATATTGTACAACACGCACTTTGGTTTGGGTCTTCTCCTAGGAAGTTTCTATTTCCAGCTAGAGTACCGTCTTTGTCCATCACACATATCCAACAACATTGAGTGGCTGGGTCATATAAATAATAATTAGGGTCACAGTGAAGATTTACACCTAGAGGTGTTGTTAATGCTGAATACAACCCACCGTATGCAGTTAACATCCATTGGTTTATGTCTTTTAGTACAAAGTATTGTCCACAATCATTTAAAGCTGAAAAAGCGTGACAATCGGTACAGTCAGTTGGGTCTGGTGGTTTACAACAATTGTTAGCTGTTTGACAGTGAGTTAAAGACGAATATGGTCCTGGAGCCTGTATACATTCACACGTAACTCCATTATTATAACAACTCCATTCAGTAGTAGCACTACTACAACAAGTAAGTGGGTCATTTTGACACTGCCCTAAATTTGCATATGCACAACCGGTTTGCCATTGTGGTCCACCACAATCTATACATTGACATAGTGTACCATGACATCTATAGGATGTTTCACAACATGCACTATAACACGAAGCTGATGTTGCGTACTGACCACCTGGACCATATACTGGTTGACAGTCACATGGTTTACCACCACAAATACACGCTATTGATTTGGCACCAAAACAATCACCTTCATTATAGATACAAAAATCATTGTATACTACCAGAGGGTCTGTAACATTCCAAATTGGTGATGTACCGTTACCTAACATCCAGTTGTCTGCATTTAAAGCGTCTATCAATCCTTTCCAAGAACTAAATGGTGTTCCCGCAGCGACTGTAGGTAAATACGCTGGAGCTGATGGGTTTGTAGCTACACCGGATACATTTATACCTGTAACTTTATGTAAGTAACCTCCATTAGGACCTTGACAGTGTCCTGGTGTTTGTGGTGCAAATGGAGCCATTAGTTCCGTTACATATTGACCCATTTGGAATACTGCTGCTTGAAAACCTGAGTTGGTTACGTTGGGGTTACCCCAACCTGTTAGAACAGCATCTAATGCGTCACCAAAATAAGGGACTGGGTTCCCTACACTATTTTGGAAGAAATTAGTTAGATTTAGACAAGTATCAGTTGCTGTACCTGGGAAACAATCCCAAGTGATTATACTAGGTGGTGCACAACTAGGGTCACACGCAATCCATACTTGTGAGTAATATGCTAAATAAAAGTCATTATTAGCAACTGCATTAACGTAAGAAGTGTAATAAGTGTGTGGGTCTATGGTAAAATCAATCCATGAAGTATTCCATTTATTAACAAAAACATAACAACAAGTAACACCATCACTATTAGTGTATAAAACCGTATCTCCAGCAAAATACCCACCATTAGGTACGCCCACTTGGCCGGAAGACCATGGGTCACCTAAAATACCGTTTTGAGGTGATGGTACTGACGTACTATTAGACATCCATGTAGTAGCATTATCTGATGGTGTATATGTCCAAGTTATACCCCCATTAATAGCACAATCATAACAATCACAACATCCGGTAGAACTAAATTGTCCTAGAGTATAATTAGCTTGACAATCAGCCATAGTATTATATATGGTTTCACCGGTACATACTAGTGGGCCAAAATAAAATTCACAGAAACAATTATCTGTACCAAAACAATCTCCACAAGCAAAATTACATTCAGTATTACATTGTGCATCACTTGAAAAAGTACCTAGACAACCCGCTGGTTGATTACCAGGAGTATAAGGTCCTAGACAACCTAATATTGGGTCACAACAAAATATAGTAGTTCCTGTCGGACAACAAGGATAATATCCTAGATTAGAAAAAGTAGACCCGGTACAATCATAAAATGAAGTTGTTGTTCCACCGTTATTACCCCAATCTAAACTACATTCACAAGGAGTATTAGGTGGGGTTAACCCTACATTTGTATCATAACATTTATATCTACAAAATTCTTCACAAAATGTTTGGTTTAAGAACCCTGTTCCACCAGCAAAATAAGTTATTTGTCCTTGACCGTAAACTTGTTGTTGTTGAGCGGTAGTATACCCAGCAACTACGGTACTGGTTACACAATTACTTGTGCCAGGTAATAGACCGGATTGACCTGAATTATCACAATACCAAGATGTGGTTGCTGATGGTTGACAATAACAATTAGTTGGTTGTGTATTAGCCACGTAACAAGCATTCGCACTAGGGAAGGTAACTGGTGCTGTTGAATTTAAAACGAACTGACATTGTTGCCACCCGTTACTATCACATTCCCAAGTACAGGCTTGTTGACAGTCGGTTAAAGATGTGTAAGGTCCTGGATATCCTGGTTGTCCATCATATATAGATTGACATCCTGTACCTAATGTACCTGTAGAATCACAATTAATAACTGACCCATTATCTATATAGTCACAGTAAAAAGTTTCACCCGTACAACAATCCATACCTAAAGTTATTGCTGTGTTACAACTATCTAAAGATAATGCAAAGTAATTGGTTGAAGCGAAAGGGGTTAAACCGTTCAAGACATCTTGTAACATAACACAACCAGTTATATCATCTAATGGGTTAGGGGTTCCTTGGTCATCACAATAACAACCTGCTTGACATTCGTAATCACAGGTAGAAGATGTGTAACAATTTTGTTGTGTTTGAGTGAACAGTGGGTTTATAACACATGGTACCCCCATACCTCCTGGATTTAATATTATATCGTCAGAAGCAACACAACCATTATTAGTTGTACATAGATATGTATCCTGTGTTGCGGAATAACCTAAACAAGGTGTACACCCTGACGGTGCACTTCCTTCGGTAGACCCACAAGATTCCCAACAATTTATTTGTCCTGGAGGTAAAGGCATATCTGGAGTGTAGGAATTACAATCTAAAACACCACCATTATCCGGACAATTACAAACATAACAACACACCGGACTATCTATATCTACATACGTAACGGTATCCCCTATAGTATACCCCTCCGTTCCACTCGCAACAAAAGCACCAGTATGATTTAAAGGGAGTGGGGATATCATTAGTGCCGCTGTAGTACCACTACACGCACAATCACAAGTAATTTCTATTTCTTCTTCACAACATGTAAAACCTGTTGGGTTACCCAATGGGTCTTCAGCTGGAGGACATGGAGCATCAGCAGTTATCCAATTTAAACAGTCTGCCATAGTACAAAATGGTAAACTAAATCCAGCATTATATGGTCCACCAGATTGGCCTGAATAACAACCTATACTAGTGTTTGAAACGGTTTCATAATAACACGGATAAGTACCAGTACCAAATGGTGGTGGAGGATTTGGTGGCCCAATATAATTGGCTGGGGTGTAGCCATTTATAGCAGGGTCATAATATAGTGCATCAATTTCATCACAATTTACAGTACAACAACCAGTATCTAAACAACAATCTGTTAATGCTGAAAATGGTCCATTAGATGAAAATGTAAATCCGGTACCTAATAAGTTTAAATCTTGTACATATCGACATCCTTGACCGTCTGGTTGACCGTAATTTGGGTCATATGGGTTATTTATAATGTAACAATCCCAACCTGCGTCACAAATACAAGATGCTGTACATGCGGATGCAGTTGCATAAGTTCCAAGTGCTGGATTAGGTCCTGTACAACCAGGTACCGTGGCAGAAGGTGTTGTACATGGATATTCTAAAGTACATGGTTGTGTATCATAACAATCACATCTGTAACAAGATGTATCAGCCGTACAACTTTGAGCACATTGAGCGTCAGTTTGGAATGGTGCACAACCAGGGGTGTTAAATATACCTAAATCAGTACATGACATACAAGGACTAGAAACACCCGGAACATATGGTACACAAGGATTTACACAATCATACCCACACTCTGCTGATAAACCAAAAGTACCAGCTGGGGATGTAGCAACACAATCAGCTAAACTTTGTGTTAAACCAGGAAATTCTTGGCATCCATAGGTACAAGTCCATTGGTATCCTAGTGTTTCACAACATGCACTTTCACAAATGGAAGAATCTAAATATAAATCTAAAGAATTTAGATTAGGTATTGTTATTGGTGCTCCACCTCCAAAAGCAGTGAAATAATCATTCATAGCTGCGGTATATAGGTTTGGTAGTATATCACAACTCATAAACAGACAACATGGACTAGTTGTTGGGGTTGCACAAGAATATAGTGGTGGGTCACACCAAGCTTCACACTCTGCCTGTGCTGAAAATACTGGTGGTGCGATAGGTAATGTATAACCACTATGAGAAGAATTAATCTCTATACAACCACTACAATTATATTGGTCTTCACAAATCCACTGTGTATCAAAACATTCTCCTGCCGCAAAAAATGTATCACAATCACTATAAAATGGAAAAGCTCCTGGTATTCCTTGGGTTAACCCCGTATACATCTGACATCCAGTAGCGGTTGGGTCTATCGGACATGCCCAACTTGCACAGGTTACATAATCCCAATAGGTGGATGCTCCTGCACCAGTAACTGGTGATGGGTGAGCACCCGTAGATAAAGCTCTATAACAACCACCATTTGGACCTTCGGTAAATTCCCCCACATTATAAACATTTCCATTTACCCACGGTCCTGCTGGTCCAACAGGTAATGTTAACGGATAAGAATTCCAAGGATTAGTTGGGTCATTACATGGTGTTGCTGTTCCTGGTGGACATGTTCCACAATCACAATCTGGTTGTCTACAACATGGTTCATAAATATGATGACCAGGTAAAGTATTACCATTAATATCTAATCCTGGATACCACATACCATCATCAGTTATAGCTGGGGGTACACCCGCCCAATCTGATGGAGTAGCACCAGATTGTATAATATCTTTTACTACCATATAACAACAACATAAATTATAAGTTCGGTCAAAAACTATATCACCAATATTATAATTTGTAAAAGAGTTCCATTGTTGTGGTGGAACTAAATTTGCGTAATTAGTCCCTACAGAAATTGCTGTTGGTCCACCCAATACACCACTCTCCCTATTAAAGTATTCGTCTTTGGTTTCACAATAAGTACAATCATCTATTTCACATTGAAAACAGTCGGCACTATCTAGAAAAGTATTACCTGGTAACCCACAACTTTCCGCCACAAAAATTGTTATACCGTTAACAAAATCGTAGTATTCTATAGGGGTTATATTACCAGCTACAGTAGGTGCATAAACTGTGTATGCTGTATAACCTCCGTTCGCAGCTGTTATTTCTCCCATTAACCCTGGTGTGGGTTCATTACTTACGGGGTCGATAACATCACCACCTATAGGTACTACATATTGTCCTGGTGTATTACTAATGTTCATACCTGGTTCTAATAATCCAGGTGCATTAGTGGTATTTGAATAGGTTTGGAAACTACCTAGTATACTTTCAGTAATACCAGTCACTGTAAAACATGGCATTGGTGATAACCCACTAAATTCATTAATGTCTACTGCTGAATCTAAAGGCATGTAACTCATCGTACCTGGATTACCATATACAGCATGTCCCGCGGTTGATGAACCTACAGGTAGACCGCCTGTATTAGTAGGTCCTGTTAAATTTACTTGTTGAGGTGGCATACCACCCAATAAAGGTGATGGTCCTGGGGGTTGGGATACTATCCCCAATAAATCTAAATTAGGTACTACTATAGTTTTGGTAGTACTAACTGGTCCCCAAGGAGCGTTATATGTTATTTTTATTTGTTTATATGTTGGTACTGCTGTTGCTGCGTATTGATGGTTTCCTATAAGAGTAGGGTACTGTAATGTAGATTGTGTACCGTCACCCCAATCTATAACATAAGCTGAGTCTTGGAATGTTTTGTAGAATCCAAAATCTGTGGTATTCCAAACTTGTATATAATACCCGTCGTATATACCCCCCGGATTTGTAGTTGCACTAACAACAAAGTTTTGGAATATTTCTTTTTGGTCAATATTTCCATCCCATAGGGAATAATGACCGATATCATTGAAATCTTGGTGTAAAGAAAATGTAATATCATATAGGAATTCACCTAGTGGATTGTCACATAGACACCATGCTCTATTCATTTGTGCGTAAGAAGATGATTGTGATTGTAAACTTGTTGATAAATCAAAATTATTACTTTCATAATACCCTATAAGTTCTGAATAACTTACTTGTTGTGTTACTGGCCCTGGTGTAGTTAACCAAAAACCTTTATATTCTATGTATGCAAAGTCATTGACTTGACATCTACCTACAGTACCAATAGGTTGTGGGTTCACGTCCCATAATATTACACAAGGGTTTGTAGGGCTACAATCACTTAACTCCATTGGGAAATTATTCATATTTCCATTCAACGCATTAAGTACTTGTGAAGCTGTAGAACTATACATTGTAGAACCGGAACAATTAGTACTATAATTAATAGGCCACATATTAGTAGCTCCTGAACATGGTATCGACCAACTCACGTCTGGGTTGGACCTTCTTATTACATATTTATTTACTTCCATTATGGTTCAATGTATTCATAAAAAATTATCGGGGTTAGGGTACCTATTGAGCTACCCTGTATACCGTATTGTAAATTCATATTACTATAGTTATATACATTATAGTAATACTTTGGTGTTTCTGTACCTTCTCTTATGGTTAATTTAACTTGGTAGTAGAACCATTCTGGATAATCATAAGTTCCTAAGTCGGTTGTTGGGTCCCAACTACCTGAGGGAATTAAAGGATTTTTATTTATCATTCGTGTTGATTGTCCTGTACCCGCATTAAAAAAATTACACGACATATAAAATGTATCTATTTCTAACAAATTTCTTTCCTTTAACCATTGTATATAGTAACCCTCATTTCTAACTTGAGTGGGACCTACCGTAATGTACGGGTGGTATATATCATATTCTGGTAATTGTCCAGGAGCTAAATCACCAGAAGCTAGTTGTGAGAAGTATTCTAAGGGGTCTTCATCAATATTAACCATTGCTGGGTAATCTTTATCACAATTGTTAGCTGGAATAACTATAGAAAACATTAATTTTTGTTCTTTTCTTAATGGTGAGTCCCAATAATCAAACTTAAAAAAACTATTAACAAAAGATTTTTTATTTTTAGCTAATTCGTAGTCTTTATACCCTAGTGGTTTAAATTTATCAAAATAAGTTCCACCAGAATAAAACTTAAATTCATAATGAATAAATGAACCACCACTAAAAGAATATCTAGTAGTTTCATAATCTTGTATAATATTTACATTATCTTGTTGTTCTACTACTTCATAATCACGTATTAATTGTTCACGACCTACCTCATCAAAGGTTTGTCCTATTGGGATAGTAATTTGTTTTTCCCCTAGTGAAGCTTTTATTTGTATTCTATTAACAGACATCTATCATTTCATTTAACATTGTCATTGCTGACATTGGTTCTATTTTATTTAAAATCGGTCCTACTGGTATGTGTTTAAACTCAACACTAAGATGTGGGTAATGTGCGTCATTTAAATAAGGATAACTTACACCGTAACCATTATCCTCATACATTTCAACCGGTAATTGATTTCTCCATCTAAAAGTTTCTTCACTAACTAAATATCTAGCATATTGTGGTGAATTTTCTAAACTATCACTATAATTTATAGTGTTAGAGAAGGGCCTTATTAGTATTCTGTGATGTGGTTTATATTTGTATATTGAATGTTTTTCAGGTGGGACCTGGGTGGTAACCCCTTCCACTAATACCGTTGGATTAAGTTTTAAGGCATGTCCTATCTCTGAAATTATTCTTTCTTTTATTTCATAAGGGTTCCATTCTACAAATGCACCTCTAAATGTAGCTCCACTCGTTGGTAGTGGGTCTACCCCATTTGTGGGGGTACTTTGAAATAAATTTACTTTGTTGTGTGGTAAAGTATCTATATCGATAAAAGGGTCTAGGAATCCGTTAGGTTGGAAATTCCAATTCCATCCATAGGTAGCTGGAGAATCCGCGGCGAACCCAGAATCACCTTCATAGTCCCACATAGCATTTCTATTAGTTGGTAGCATGGTAAGATAAAATTCTGATACAGGTCTATTCCAATTATCAAAATATTTTTCCGCGTCAAAATCTCGTGTAAAACAATACACATAAGATTTAAACTCTTCTTTAATAACAGTTTTTGCTATACTGTCAGGTGTTTTTTTATCACTAAAATTTCTACCCTTTCTATTGTAAATACCAAATTCGAATCCCGTTCTATCTAAAGTATAGTCATTAGACCTACTTATTAATTTGTGTTGATGTACGTAATATTGTGATTTTGTTTCGGCTATGTTATCTATATTTATAATTCTTTTAAAGGTACCTACACATTTTGAAGGTATACTTCCGCTATCTATACCTTTAACATTCACATTTAAAACATAGTCTTCTGAATTTGTTGTACCATCACCAAAGGAATCTATTTTAAAAATTGTCTCAAATCTTGTTGTTGGCACTAGATTTAAAGAATAGGTTAACGGGATGGTGGTAATTAAATTGGCTCCACCGAAACTTGTTGCTGTGGACTGTATCTCTATATATTCACCTGGTTGTATACCGTGACGTGCTCTAGTTCTAAACCTTAAAGTGTCTTTACCATCAATCACTACTGTTTCTAATGTAAATGGGATTCCATCTCCTGCAACAAAATCTAAACCAGATGTTCCACCAGTATAATCTATGTGAAATTGCATTGTTTGTCCGGATTGATGGGAATAAATATAAGAGGTATATAGTACCCAATTATCTTGGTACGCAGTAGCGAAATTAAATGGTCCTATGCCAGCTCCACCACCCGGACCATACCTTCTATTAGGTATCATGTCAAAAGTAACTGCTGGTGGTAACCCACTACATGGTGGCCCACAAAATGGTCCAGGATATAATAGACAATCTGGACAACCCCTAAAATCCGGTATAAAATACATATTCTTTATGGTGTTTGCATTAGTCGTTTCACCACTAATTACATTATGATACAACATATCTATTTTACCGTATAATCTATATGTTGTAGAATACTGTCTTTCAAAATTAAACTGGTCTTGTAGATTTAAAACTAAATTTCTATCCCCTTCTATTAAATTTCTTTTGTCTGACTCCAAAAAAGCTTGTAACCCAACATCTTTATCTGTTGACCCCGCAAATCTCGCGGAACCTCTAAGAGCTCTTATGTTTTTATCTGTACTCATTATAATACCGCGTCTGCTAATTCTTCATCGACATATAACCTTAAAAACGTATTGTAAGATGTTTGTCCAGGTCTTAAACCAAAATAATAAAATAATGGTTGTGTCATGTTTATTGTTGGTGCACTAGTTGGTGTTAGTGGTGGGTAATTAGCTGGTTGTAATAAACTATTGTTAACACCCATAGTTCCTGCATTTGAACCTTGGAAGTAATCGCTAGTTAGGGGGTTAGGTTCTGGCCATATATTCGTAGATACTGGTCCTAAATTTATAGCCCCAAGTGGACTCATAGGAATAGCTGTTTTTCTTCTATAGTCTCCGTAAGTTCCTGACCAATCATTATAATCACTACCGAATGGTGTTCCAGGTGCACCGTCTAAATTCCATATATAATAAGGTACTGGTTGTGAAGAGGCTCTTAAATCTTCTGTTAAACATTCTATTAAATCAACACCGGACATAATAGTTTGTGTAGCTGCTGTAAATAACATAGGTTCCCATTGAATCCATCTTCTAGCACCATCACCATAAACACCATGTTGTACATAGGGGTCATTAAATGGACTATTACCATCACCAGGGTATGGGTATTCCATTAACTCACCAAGTGTAGTACCTGTATTTATACCGGAATTTCCATTATCATCAAGACATACACAACCGGTAGTACTCATATTACTTTCATAACCAACAACACCCACCATACAGTTTTGCATAATAGCTTGTGCGACATCTCCACCTATTTCGTTTTCTGGTCTTGTAAAGAAACTACCTAAGGCAGCTAATGAATAATTAGCTTTTAAATTATATATGTCTGAAACTAGTTCTGTAAAGTCTTGGAAACTGGTATGTCCTATCTGGTCGGTAACTGAACATTCTTCAGCAAAGTTTGGGTCTAAACATATTTGTTGTATACATTGATTTCTAGAACCCATATCTACTATTGTGGTCGGAAAAAGGATGTGTCTTCTCATGTCACCATCAGAATGTTTATCTGAACTAGAGTTACCACCTCTCACACCATCTTCATCACCTAAAAAGTATCCTGTATTGGTCGCTGAGTCCCATTTAAAAGGTGTAGACCTATAATATACAACATGTTCTGATGGGTGTATGTAAACTAGTTTTTTACACCATTTAGAATCTGCATTATAACTATCATCTGCGACACTATATTTTAATTTCATTTTAAATTGGAATTGATATAAAAATCCACTTACCCATGCGTTTTCCCAGAAATAATTCATCACACCATTACATAAAGCACTTGCTATTTTTTGTCTTCTTGCCCATTGGAAGAATGTTGTCATACTTAGATTTGCGAGGATACATGCTGGGTTAAAGCACATTACTTTAACATAACATCCCCCACCTGCTGGTCCATCAACATCACCCAATCCACCTACAGTAGTTGTAGAGTCAAAACCATACCAATCTGGACAACATACTCTTGCCTCGTCCTGTGCTCCACAACAATCATTACCACCCCATTGAGCTAAACTACTAAAGAATCCACCTTCACAATCTGATGAGTCATAAGTTGGGGGAGCACCTGGACATGGGAAGTTATTTGCTAATGCTTGCATTTCACTATTTGCGGTATTACGACATGTACATTTTTCACATTCGGGATATTTGGTTTGTCTAAGAGTAAATAATACAAACCCTAGTGGGAAACCAAAATAAGCACAGTTAACATTTCCTGGCCCGCAAGCAAAGCAGCCACTACCACTAACACAAATACAATCACAACCTAATCCTGCTATTAAACCATCCAAAGGTCCACTTACCCAAGGTAAACTACTAATAACATCATTAATTAATATTAAAATGGCACATAAAGCATATAAAAATAAAAGTATGGGTAATAGTATTATTCCAAATATAAAAGATAGAATACCTACTATTAATGACACAGCCATAAAAATAATACCCATTAAATCTATTAATAAATTATTTAAATAGATAATAAATTTTGCCCTTCTAACAGCACTGTTAACTGGAAAGTGAACTGCTGTTGTAGAACATTGTTGTTCTTCTTCTGGCAATATTTCTTTAACACCTAGAAATTGTCTCCTACCATTATGTTTAACATGGTCATGAAATTGTGACACCGTATAAACCCTATTAAAAGTCATGTCATAAAAATAATCTAATGCTCCAGGCAGTAAATTAGTTTGTGCGTGTGGGTGATAATCACTATATTCTATGGAAAAGGCGTAGGATTTTGGGTCTATGCTTGTCCAGTTACCATCTGAACTATCCCCAACATCATCATTATACTCTCTAATGTTTGGGACTAGGTAACTCCCTCTTCTTCTATTTCTTGCTGTTCCTGCTGACTGTTCCGGTCTAATTCTAAATCTATATCTACCTCTCGTAGGCACACCTTTTTCAGGGTCTTGTGACTTAACCAAATTACCGAATTCGTCAGTAATTACATGGTCTAAATTCATCGGTAAATGGACTAAGAAAGCTCCTGTACTATCAATAACTCTACCACCATCCTCTAAATAGTATCTTTCTAATATCGGTACTGTACCTCCAGCAGCAAGTCCTGGTGATGTGGTTGAGGTATAAGCGTTAGAATCTTGCTTAAAAAATGGTGTATATCTGATTGCGTCTATCAGACCTGGTTGAGAAACTAAACTACATAGATTTCCTTGTGCTCTTCTGGGTCTACAAGAGAAGTTAACTGCGTCTTTATCAGTATCGGTAGCTGTACTACCCATAAAAATAGACATAGGTTTTAATTTAAATCCACTATCTTGTAAATCAAAATCTACTCTAGTTATTGATGCATTACATAATTCTTCATCGCCCCAAAAAGGTCTGACATCTATTGATTTTGTTTGATTTAATATTTGGGGAAGACTGTCTATACTAGAATCACTTTTAAACTTGGGGCCATCAAAGTCTGTTGATGAGTAACCCATCTGTTTAAAGTCTTCAGGTAGTAAAGAAAAACAACCTATGTCACTTAGGTCAACATCCATCACAATATTTTGGTCTCCGGTAGGAACACCATATATCATAAAATCACCAGACTCATTAGTTTTTACCGTAAATTTATAATATTTGTCATAGACATACCTAACATCTTGATTACTCAAAACATTTCTAAGTTTTGGAAAAGTTCCTACTGGAACGTGACAGTCAAAATTTTCTTCCGAACTTAATAAATTATATCTTTTACCTTGTTCATCTTTGTCATATGGTTGAGTATAAGGATAAAGTTGTTTTATGATTGGGTTGGTTTCATCTTCAGAGTCCAAAGGTACGAATATAGAAACTTTAGCGTTTGGTATACCGAAACCACCATTAGATATAACTCTACCGACCACAACTCCAAAATCTGAGCACATCCTACTATACACATCTTGTTGTGTTAAAGACAAACTTAATATTTCTAATAAATCAAAATCTTGTTTTAATTCAAATGTTAAGTTTTTTTCTTTACCTATTTCTGTCCTTACTCTAAATGATTTTGGCATATGTGCTTTACTAAATAAATATTTATTGTAGTAAAACTAATAATAGATACTACTAATTTTTAGTAAAGGTTACGCGAATACTGGTTTAACAGGCCTTTGGACTCGTATTGAGATGTCTTTTTGTGGAAATCTTATCTGTAAAATCTCATTTGGTTGAGCGTAAACTGTATCATTAATTAAACCAATTTGGTTGGTTAAGTCATTAGTGAATGGTTGATTTGTTACCGATTGGGAATATTGTCCACCTACTTTATTATGTACTCTAAGGTCTACTATATTTACAACTCCTGGTTGATTCATTATTTGACCCCTTAAATCACCTAAAGATAGGTCTTGTCCCATTTCTATCTTATTAGTATCAAAATAATCCGTTACTTTATTTATGACTTCAGTTATAATAGAACCCTGATTTACGGATTGTTCTAAAATTAAATCGATATCAAAACCCAAGTCTATTACTTTTGCTGCCCCTACCATAATATAATCATTTAACATCCTATAATTAGAAAGATAATTAGCTATATTATTTTTTAATGTATTACTAACACTAGAAGTTAATTTACCATCTGGTGTATAGGACAACACATTAACCTCAACTTTATTTTCAATTTCTGTGACACCTACTTTTGCCGCTGCACCAAAAGTAGCGGGCATAGTTCTAAGTTTATTTACATAATCGTTAATTGTAACAGCTCTTTGTTGTGCAGCAAAATTAAAAGAAATATAATTTCTAATTTCTTCTGTACTCATTGGGTCGGCACCACCAATAGCTGCTGAAACATTTCTTACCGCTAAACTGTTAACCACTGTTTGATTTATTTGTTGACTAGGTCCAGCAACAACAAAATCTATAGTACCTATACCATTAATCGCCCCCGCACCAACATTAGAAGCTCTACCCCCACCAACTCTATATTGTACAAATATTGTACTGTTTCCTTTCACCATATTACCTAATGATGTATTATTCATAAAATTAGACATATCTAACTTAACACCTAAACTTGTAAATGAATCTAAAAGGTCTTGAGACGTTTGATTTCCAGCACCAAATGTTAAAAAGAAAAATCCTTCTGGGGTAAACTCAGTGACAAATCTTTGAGGTGCTTGTATATACTTACCTACTTTTATACCGCTTTTATCTGGTGGAGATGATGGGTCTTCTATGAAAACATCCTCTAAAGCTAAAGCATCTACTTCATACCACTTATTACTAGAGTTAGACATGAACTCACTGTTTGGTGGTAGAGACTGATACCCTACGCCATCTTTTTGTATAACAGATGTAACCCCTATAACATTTTTATCTGGTAAAAACAATTTATAAAATGGTTTACTATCTACATCTGTAATTTCTTTTTTAAATACTTTAGTAACTCCATTAACAACCACTTCTCTTTTTGTGATGGTGTAATTATTTAAAATTCCGTTTGAGTCATAGTTTGGTGTTTTAAATCTATTTCTTACACCATCAATACTATAGATAGATGAAAAATCACAATCATTAACTAATTCAAATATGTTACCACCACCTTTAAATTGTGAACCTTTCCTTAATAACCCCAAATATTTAAAATCTTCTTTATCTCCTAGGACCGGTACTACAACAGAAATATCAACTACGGTTATTGATGGTCTATTACCTGGCACTTTTAATCCATATGTTTTTGCTAAGTTATATAGAGAACTTCTTTCTTGAGCAAATTGTAGTACTGTTTCTTGAAATGTCCTATCTATTTGGAAATTTAGATTGTCTGCTACGGCAGCGTTTAAATCTAAAAAAATAGAGTATATAGACGAATCATTAGCATTTTGTATTAAATCGGGGTAATAGGTATTGGTTATTCTTAATAATTCATTTCTTATACCTAAAAAATCTCTTTCCGTATATGCTACTTTTTTATCTGCCATATTATAAATTTATTATAACAAAATCTTTAGTTTCGAAAACCGAACTACCTATACTATAATCTATTCTTATTCTTACTGTATATTCTTGTTCTTTTTCACCAGCAAAACTAAAACTATTATCTTCTCCAATTAGAAGTGTATCCTCTTCTCTAACCTCATCCATATTTTTGATTTCTATATTGTTAATTACCAGATTAGGTATATATTTTGCTACGGATTTTCTTATTTCTTTATCTATCGAGGATATTGTTCCTGAGTCTAGTGGTTCGAATAAAAACCTCATCAAATTAGTGCCAAAATCTGGTAAAAAATATCTAGAACCTTTTTGGGTTAATATTAAATGCATTAAATTTGACCTAACTTCAGCATCAGGATTAGAATTTAACCCTAGAAAGAAGCCTTCACTACTTTGAGTAAAAGGAAATTTTATACCATATTTTTGATTGGGCATAGTTTTTTATAATAAATACTTGATAATTTAGTTTATGGTATACGGGTATTATATTAAATTACTTTCCATATTCTTTATTTAATTTGGTGTGTGGTGGGGAATAAGGACAGTGTTTACAACCATTACCACAACAAAACCCTCTTCTTTTATGGTATTCTGCTGTCATAACCATTCTTCCGTTTTCCCAATAAAAATCATTTGCTTGTAGTTTTGGTTTCAAAAATTCTTTATAATGTAATTCCGAAATCCAATCATCTTTTCTATTCATTTTTTATATCTATTACTTTTTCTTTATGTTCACAATGAGGACATACTATTTTTTGTTCATAAGTCAAATCTTTAGTATTATTTAAAGACAATAAATGGTAGTCAGCTATTGACCACCATTTATTACATTTACCACAATTAAAATGGTATAGTATCTCTTTAGATACCTTATGCCTCATTCAATTCTTTTTCTTTTTTCATAGTTTTTACATCGATATCCACTTCACAACTACCGCCAGCACATGCAAGTTCACCAGTTAGGTTGGTATTGTCGTCTAATTCAACAACTTTACTTAAATCAACTTCTTTAAGAGATTTCATCATCTCGTGATATTGTTCTTCAGTGATATCTTCAAATGGTGCTTGTGTGTAAGTACCTCCATTATATGGTAGAACCGATAACCCATTATAAGCTTTTCTATTATCCCACATCCATTCCCCAGCTTTATCCCATTCGTTTTCTTTTAATGAAATTGTTGCGGATACATTGTGAGAATTAGACCCATTTCTATGTCCGGACCTTACCCATTCTGTAGCTACCTTTTTTACTCTTTCTAGTAAATCAAATGGAGATTCAGTTCGTAATATAGACCCTACAGGTGCCTTTTGTGGTATACTAATTACAGCTGTGTCATGTGGTCTAAAATATTCATCTTCTACTAACTCTGGATGATTAATATTTAAGTAAGTATAAATTGCTTCATTTTTACCTACCCTAACTCTTCTAATATAATAATCATTATGCCACGCATGAATACCTGATGATGTTCCTAATGTTAATGATGTGGTACCAGCTGGTTTAACAGTTGTACATCTTGCTGATGGGTTAACATCTATTAGTTTAGATACTCTGGTATTTTCTCGTTTAACTAAACTAGCAGCTTTTTTCATGTCATATTTTAATACTTTTCCTGAACCAATACCTGTCATTGATACACCAATGAGAGCATCTTTTTCAGTTGTTTCTTGCCATATTTCTCTTAGATAGTGGAAAGCTGTATAACCTGCTTGAAGTGTTCCAATGAAGGCTGCTGCTTTTACTCTTTCATTTAAATCTTCTTGTGATTCTATATTTGAAACATTTACCTCACAAAGATTACAGAATTGGTTTGGTCTTAATGCGATTTCACAACAAGGATTTGTACCCCAATCTTTATCGTTATTTAGATAAATTCCTGGTTCTCCTGCTCCTGATAATTCAACACGTTTCCATAAGTCCATAAAAAATTCTTTAGTAATTTTATGTCTCATTAAACAAGCTGAATTATTTGCTCTACCTCTTTGTGGATTTAATTCCCACCAATTTCCTGCTTTACAAGAAATCATAGCGTCGTCATCAGCACTAAATAAACTAATAAGAGCTGCTCTACGAATACCACCGGCAAGTACCGCGTCTGCGATATGACATATAATATCATGTACTTCAATAGTTGTAAGTTGTTCTCCATTTTCTTTTTGATTTAATAGACCTTCTATTTTAACTAAACATTCTTTTAGTGGTTGAGGTCCCGGTGCTTTACCACCTGATGTTATTAATCTTGCCCCTTTAGGTCTTATATCTGAATAATCAAATTCTACTCTACTACCACCACCATTCATGTATGTTTTCATTAAAACTTTTATAGCGTCTGCCCATCCTTCAATACTATCACCAATTAAAAATCTTTTTTTTCTTTTTGGATATGGTTTTTGGATTACTGGTAATTTTTTTACATGGTGCTTTTGAACTGAGTATCCAACACCTGTTCCTCCCAATAGTAGAAACATAGTTTCTGGAAATGAATCTATATGGTCAATAGGTAGGTAAGCACAATTATAGATTCTATTTGGACTAATCTCAATTGGTTTACCACCAAATTGCATACTTCTCATTGATGGCAGTACTTTTTTATCATACACTAACTTATATTTTTGCTCTATTTCTTCCTTTAAATTAGGGTATTTTTTCTGATGCATTTTTTTATTTCGGGTAACTAATTCTTCCCACGTTTCTCTTCTATTTAGTTCCGGTATATATTTTGCGTACTTCATGTAGACAGTAATATCCGACAGAATCTTATTTGATACTTCCATATTTTTTTCTTTTATTAATTATTTTTGTTTATTACTTGTTGTCGTCTTTGTAGAGCACGAGCAATTTTCTCTCTATTTCTATTTGTTTTTTCCTCCTCAAAACCTAAGAAAGTTTGTGTAGTTTCGGTGTCTATTTCTAAAGTTCCATTATCAAATTTACAATTTTCAAATATAACACCATCTTTTCCTAATCGGGATTTAACGATTGCTATGGTAGCTAATCCCATTTCTTTTTGTTGTAAAGTTTTAGCTACAGATATTATTACGTGTCCAACTTGTGCTTTTTTAATTGAGCCTCCCATTTGGTCAGTAGTTACAACATCTGATGATATTGAACTCCTATTACCTTGTGTTGCTGTCCAACCAGCAATATTTAACTCGTGACACATACCTTCGAATTTTCTCATGACAGAACCTTCTCCCTTCCATTCATCATTAAATGAACGGTCTGGTAATATACAATCTATATAATCTATAAGAACAATGTCTATTTTCGTACCTTCAGAAATAATTTTTCTTACTTGGTTTTTAATTTGTAACATTGTCATTTCATCTGATGGTAATTTTTTTAATATTAATTTACCTCCAGTTTTTTTCATTTCATCTGCTTTATCTAATACAGTTTCTTTGTGGTTACTTAATTCGTCATTTGGTATTCCCGTCCAACAAGTAAAATGTTTTCTTTGTATAATTTTTGGATTGTCTTCAAAAAATATCTGTAGAACATTATATCCCATGTTGAATGCGGTATTTGCAAATCTAGTTAGCATAGTTGTTTTTCCTACCCCAGTAGGTGCTAATACAACCCCTATTTCACCTTTAGCTAGTCCACCATTCAATATATTATCTAACCCATCCACACCAGTAGGTATCGGATGTCTATAATCATCTTCTAATAGTTTTTCCAATTCTGTAAAAATTTCAAAACTACCTAAATCACCATCACCTATTTTAATAGCATCTCTAATATACTCCTCACATTTATCGTAACTCTCAAAATCACCTTTTTCCATTATATTTTCAACTTTTTTAATGGCCTTTTTTAATTCTTGTTGTTTACAAAATTTAATGGATTTTTCTTTAATAAATAAATGGTCAGCAAAATCAGCGTCTTTTATCTCTTTTAACATATCAAATATATATTTTCTTGCCATTTCAGAAGAAATCTCAATTCTAGTTAATTGGTCTAAAGCGTCAAACGATGGTGCGGTGTTATATTTTTCATAATATTCTTTAATTAATTGCATAATTAATTTAAAATATTGATTATCAAAATATTTAGGTAATATAGCGTCTATTATTGACTGAAAAAATGCATTATCAGTAATTGTTAAATTAAGTAATTTTAACTGAAAACTATATCCTAGGTATCCAAAATTCTTATTTTCACTCATCTATAAATCTGTTTTGTAATAAATACATTATTCGTTAACAATTAGACAATAATCTTGGTAGTAATTGTCAACTTTTTTACTGGATAGTACATCTGTTAATTCTCTTAGAATTGTAGTAATTCTAGGTCTTATGTCAACTGTATATCTAACTTTGGGTGGGAACATTGTAGCTTGTAAACTTCTTGTCAAAATAATCTTATTACCCTTTTTGATTGTTATTGTAAAATATTCCTCTTCTGAGTCTCTAGAGAGTTCATTATTACTTTCTCTAAAACTACTTTCTAGTAATAATAAAGTTTTCCACTTTAAATCTTCTGTTAAATCTACCATAATATCTTTTACCATATAATGTAAATCTAAAGATTGTGCAGCTTTTGGGTTAAAGTTTCTGACAGAAAAAAATCTTTGACATACGATATTTTTTCCTAGTGTTAGTACAAATTCACATTTTTGTGTGTTGTCTCCTTTGTGTTTTATTTTATTCATCTTTTTTATTTTTATAAAAATCTTTTTCTATTCTAGTTAATCTTAAAAATGGTCTTACAAAATCCACCCAAGAATCATCTTTCTTAGGTAAAATATTAAGAATTCCATCTGACATCATCAAGTCTAAAGCGTTTTTCCAGTGTCTTCCTTCTGGGTCTATCGCTTCTTTTGACAATTCTTTTATTCCTTCTATTGCTTCTAGAGTTAAGAATTGTTTTCCCAAACCTATTATTTTGTAATTTATTTCTAATGTGGTGATATTTTTTACCTCATTAGTTAATAATTTTGGTTCTTTTTGGGTCACGCCTTCTAAAATATTACTTTCTTTTTTGGTAATTTTATCTTTTACCTTTATTTTATTTATAATATCTTCTAAGGTTATTTTTTCTTCTAGGATTTCAGGTATTATTTTTATTAGGGATTTAACGCCAACCATTTTTATACCATATATATTATCTGAAGAATCACCACAAATAGTTTTAACAACCCTAACGTTACATGGTGGTATATAAATACCATTTAATGGTACTTTATCTCCATTCTTAAATATTTTATTTAGTGATAATATATGTATTGATACATGGTCAGATATTAGTTGTAGTAGGTCTCTATCTGAAGTTAAAATTATAATTTCTTCGTTCTTAGACTCTTCTATATAATAACCTATACAATCATCGGCTTCACATAAATCAAACGTAGATTGTCTAACATATAATTCTTCAAGATATTCTTGTACCCTTAATTTTTGTCGGGCATAAGACTGTAGTTCATCTGTAGATTTCTTTTTTAACCTCCTATTTAATTTATATTCCGGATAAAACTTTGTTCTTGGGTGGGTGTTTTCTTTACCGTCCCAAAAAACTACTATCTTAGTTATTAAATAACCGTCAATATGTTTTCTCAGTGTATTTAAAAAATGATACAAACCACCAATATGGTCGTCACCATTATACAGATTTTTTATTCCGTGAAAACCAGTGTTTAATAAGGAGTTTCCGTCAACTAATAATGTTCTTGTCAAAGTATAGGTCTAAAAGGTTAAACAATTTTTTACTTTACTATTTCAACTAATTCTATTTCAAATTTTAAATCTTCTCCAGCTAATGGGTGATTCAAATCTAATTTAACAGTTTCTTCATTAATTTTAATTATCTGTGCTTGTACTGGTCTTCCATTATTGTCTTGTCCTTGTACAAAACTATTAAGTTCAAATTTCATGTCTGCTGGAAAGTCTTTTTTGTTAACTTCCATAACCGCCTCTTCCACATACTCACCATACGCTTCTTTTGCTGGTAGTTCTACGGTAGATTTAGAACCTACACTTAACTCTTTAACTGTATCATTAAATCCTTTTAGTAGTTTTCCATCATCGATAGAAAATTCTAGTTCTTCATTTCTTGTTCTTGAACTATCGAATTCTGTACCGTCTTTTAATGTGCCAACATAATGCACTTTTACTTTGTCTCCTGTTTTTAATTTAGTCATTTTCTTTTTCTATTTTTAAATCGAAATCACCACCAACCCCTAATTGCTCAGACCAAAAGGTAGCGTTTTCTTGTTTATACTTTTCTATTGATTTTTTTTCTTCACTAGCTTCTCTACCAGCTATAAAACCATGAGGTGTTATAAGTATTTTTCCATCCTCATAACCCAAACCATTAACATGGTTTTTCATAATGGTAATTTTAGTTCTAGTGGCAAATTTTACTTTTCGTTTTTCTTTTACGGCCGTAATATTTGTTGTTCCACCATTTTTTTGATTACCAAATCTAAACACTAACGTAGAGTTTAACCATAAAGACTCCCCACCTTTTGCTTTAATTTTAGGTTGTCCGAACGGATTATCTGGTAATTCTACCCATGGTTGATTTACCACTACAAGTGTATTTGTATACTTTGAATCTTGTCTTCTTGATTTACCTATCCTTTGGTTTAGACCCATACCTATTTTATCTGCTAAAGTTGCTGCGTTATGCATTTTACCACCTTTACCTTCAAAAGTCATTTTACAAGGTACTGAACCAACAGAATCCCATAAAAATAGTAAATCATATTGTAATTCACCCTTATCTTGTGCATCTAATAATGTGTTAATATAGTCAGTAATTTCTTCTATGTACTGAAAATCATTATTGAATAGGAAGAATCCATCCCAATCCACTTCACCAGTTGTTTTATCCACAACCTCTTCACAGTCAAAACCTAAAAGTTTAGCATGTTCAAAACCCCACTTTTGTTCCGTTATAATTAAAACTGGAAGTATACCTTTTTTCTGTGCGTCTACCGCAGCTTTAATTAATGCGGTAGTTTTTCCTGTGTCAGAATGGCCAAGAAACATTTGTAAATGGCCCATTGCTGGTCCAGGTAACCCTGTTGCATCAAGGAAAGCTTTCCCTAAATCAAAAAATCTTTCTGGTTTAAAGTTAGCTTTCTTTGAAAATTTGTTTTTTAACTCCGAGAATGTTCTTTTTTTCAATGCCATATCCCCTAATTAAAATGGTAAATCTTCGTCTTGTGGGTCGTTTGCTTGTGGGTCAGTAGAGGTAGAACCTAATGTACTTGTAGTTGTAGCTTTACTAACACTGTTTGGGTCGTCGTAAACATACTTTTTTTGTTCTGAATCCCAAACTGGGTCTAATCCTTTAGAAATTGCTTCTAAGTATTCAACTGGTTTTTGTGAATAAACATCTTTCCAAGTTCTTTCGTCAGTTGTCCATTCTTTTACTTTAGTCTCATCTTCTGATAATTTTCCTGGGTCTTCGTACATGACAGAAGATACTGTTGTATACTCTCCTCTACCACCAGGTAATGGTACTGACTGTAAAATAAGAATTAAATCCCTACCTTCATTAATATCGGTAACATCTCCTTTATTTCTCCAAATTGGAATTATCTTATCGATTGGTCCGTCTCCTTTCCAGTTATGTTTAAATCTCCAGAATTTTACACCGTCTTCTTCATTATCTCTATCAACAACTTTTACAATGTAAAATTTTTGTGAACGATAAGAACGTGCTAATTCTTTTGATTGTGCGTCACCAGCTAATCTTAAAGCTTCCTCTACCTCATTTAATGGACTTCTTTCACCGGAAGGTTTTCCGTCTGAATTTTTTCCTGGGTCATAAAGTTTTTGCCATCTCCCTTGTACTTGTACATTATGGAAGAATACTTCTTTAAATGGTGAGGAACCATCTGTAGTTGGTACTATTCTAATTCTTTTTTCTCCTGATTTTGTTCCTTTTGGTAACATAATAGAAAGGTATTGTTTCATTCTTTCTTCTGATGTCATCTGTGGTTTTGTGGAACCACCACTTTGTTTGTTTTTCTCATATTGAGCTAAAACTGCATCTAAACTATTACTCATAAATTTTTTTTTTAATAATTAATTAATTAATATCTATGTAAGTATAATAATATAATGGGTGGATGTCAAACAAAGAAAGGCTTAATCTTCGTCTTCTGTATCAAAACTTTTTTTAATATCTTGTTCACTATAGTCTTCGACATCTTCTGGTGTTAGAATATATTGTTTTTTACCAGTTTTATCAAAAACTTCTTCTTTGTCAGTAAAAAAATCACTTAGTGTTTTATTGAATGGTCCACTATCATGCTTTCTTAAACCTATTTGTTCTTCGGGTGTACGTGGTCTGTATTCTTCAAGTTTATCTTCTAAACTACTTATCTTACTAGCGACATCTTCCATAGAAGATAGTTGTGTTTCTAAGTCTGACAATTTATCCATTAAATCATCTAAACTTTCAGTATTTTTTGATAGTATATCTTTTTGGTCAGCTAATTCGTCACCAACCTCTTCTTGTTTAGTTACTAAATCTGTTACGTCCAACTCTTCAGTCCCTTCTTCACCACCAACCGGTTCAATAGCTGGTTCATCACCCACGTCGGTAACGTCTACATCTATATCTTCTATGTCAGCACCTATTTCATCACCACCCTCTAAATCTGGTGGAGTGGCGTCTGCTTCAGCGTCTTCATCAGCAACTTCTTCACCAGCATCTGGTAATTCGGCATCTTCTTGTTCACCTAAAGTTTCTAATTCCTCTAATTTTTTTGCTTTTTCCAATAACTCATCTACTTTACTGCCCATACCTAAACTAGCAATAGCCCCAACCATTTGTTCTTCTAGATTTTCACTATTGTGTTTAATCTGATTAAATCTGGATAATTCCTCTAATAATTGTTTTTCTAATTTACCCATTTAATAATTGTTTTACGTCCCCATTAGGTGATTCTACCTGAACTTTTCTATTTACTCTAATACTATTTTCTACTCTTTCTATTAAACCATCTCTACTTCTAATAGTATAGCATATACCAGTATCTAAATCACAAACTTGTTGTCCGTCCTCAGTTTGGCCGTTTTCTACAATATTATTAGTATTTTTACCTAAAAAATTACCTAATTTTTGTTTTAAATTTTCACTAATCATATCTACGAATTTTTATTGTTTATATATATAAATATTACCAAACTTAAGAATAGTCAATTTTATGTGATTTATCAATTTATTGTGGTTTATAAGCTGGTAATATATTAAGTGGGTCTAAATAATGTTCTACAAATCTATTGTTGGCTCCAACCTTAATACTAACCGCTCTTTTGATTTCTAAATGTATATGTGTATCTTCGGATGGACCAGAATTACCCATATACCCAATAGGTCTATTTCCTATGTCGGTAATACTTATTTTATCACCTTGTTTAACCTGAATATTTTCTCTTAAAAAGGCGTATCTAGTTAAATAATATATTGTTGGTAATTCTTGGGTATCCCCTACTTCTATTTCGGCTAAAGATTTATTTATTTCTATATTTGATATTGGTCCCACTAATTGGCTAAATTCACCTTCACTGGATTCTACTCCGTTATTGTCGACATAAATACCCACATTTTTAGATTTTATTTCAATATAATTACCATAGTCTGCACATTCATTTGTTTTTTGTAGTGGTTTACAACCGCTAACTACTTTGGTTACCACTCCGTTTAGTACTGGAAAAATTTCAATACCTGGTACTGATTCGGATTTTTTAATGTATTCACTTTTTGGAGCTATATCTATCCCTTTATGTACAATTTCTGGGTCAAAAATAGGTGCTTGACTAAACTTTGCATCAACCACATTACCCCAATCATCTCCAGCATCAAAGAATTTATCTAAGAATCCATTATTTTTAGGTAGTAGATTAAGTTCTCTAGCTGAAAAATTATGTTGGTCTAAAAATAAATCCGTTAAATTTTGGTCTTTTATATGTTCTTCGGCTTGTTGATATAACTTTTCATTAATTTTTTGTACTAGGTCTTCTATATCTGGTAGTTCTGGGATTGGTTGTCTTACTCCATCGAATGTTGTTTCTATGTTATTTGGTGTTATGTTATGTTCCACATTTATTATTTGATAGGCTCCATTAAACATAGGTAGATACCTTAGTTGGAAGTATTGTGTTGGTTGTATTGTTACGTTACCCATACACGTTATTTTTGCTGTGTATGAACGATTTGCGTATATATTAAATAATGAAACAGAAGCCATAGATGTTGTACCTCCACCACCGGAATCTGCCATTTCTTGTAAAATTTTAAAACTTTCAGAAGTGTCTTGATATTGAGTTTGGTCTAATGTTACCGATTCAAATATATTTTGGTTTGGGATACCGAAGTCTACATTGAATCCCATAACTTTATTAGATAGGTTAGGGTCTCCACAGTCTGGTGAAATTAGTGGGTTAGGACTTGGTAGGTTTAGATTAAATCCATCCGAACTAAACCCATTGTCGGGTGTTCTGACATCTAATTGTGAAGATGGTTCCCCCACATATTGACATAAAAATACTGGTTTAGATTTTAAATAGTCTACTGTTTGGAATGTCCCGAACATTGCATTTCCTTGTTGTTGTACATTATCACCTTCAATACCATGAAAATTTATATAAGCTGGTAAAGCTAATAGATTCATTTTATTATTATTAGTTATTTGACTAACAAAACTAGAAATACTTTGTGTTAATATTTTAGAGTTACCACCACCAAAAGGAGAATCTAATTGTAATATATCCCATATATTAATTATTAGGTCATCCCCTATGTCTCTATTGGCTCTATCATAAAATAAAAATCTTTCAAATAGTGTTTCAGCTAGTAGGTCAGTACCTGCTACCCATCTATCATTTAACGTTTTAAAGCTTTTATATAATTCTAATTTTAAAGAATCAGCTTGTATTTCAGACCTTTCATCACTTATATTTAATTCAACATCCTCTTCTACTTTTTCTTCTTGTTTTATTAATGAATTTAATTTAGTTATTAATTGGTCGGTATATAAATCTGCTTGATTTAAAGTGTTAGTTTCTAAAGAATTTAATATTAAATTTATAAAATCGCTAGCTCTTATAGAACCGAAGTTTACTACGTAAGAAGCATATAATCTAATAAGTGGTGCAAAATTTTCTATATTTTTAGAATTAAATTCAATCCCATCTTGTCCTACCTCTCTTGTGGTAATAAAAAAGCTGTATATTGGGTTTGAAGCGTCTTCCATTGTGAGTAATGAATATTGTGGGTCTAATTGGGAATAATATTCACCCACAAATATTTTGATATCTTGTAATTCTTGTGGGTTACCCAAAAATGGCCCCATTCCACCAGGTGGTATTATAGGGTTAGTTCCATATAAACCAAAATTATCTATTTGGTCGGAGTATGGGGGTCCAGCTAATATTCTCATTTTTTGTAATAATGTTGAACCATCCACAACTGCATCAAAATTAGTTATTGATTTATGTACATATGTCTGTTTTTTAAACAAGAATGACTCCATCACATCATAAAATTTAAGCATCTGTCCTTGAGCCAATTTATTACTAAATTTATTTGATATACCTAACTTAGTGTCTGCTTCAGAAATCCAAGTATCTTCTACATACATAATTTTAGCCATAATTTCTTTGAGTGTGGTTGATGTTCCATTATTTAAAGAACTAAAATTCAAGAACATTTGTTCAAATGCATCTAATTGTGATGTATTGAATACTGCTCTTAATTCATCAATAGTAGAGTATATACCTTCTTCATTAAATTCCCAAGCTGTTTGATGATTGATGTCTGTTTTTATCTTTTTGAAGTATTGATTACTTCCTGCTTGGAAAGCGGGGTTATGTTGGAAGTATCCGTAGTTAGATGCTCCCCATAAAATTCTACACCCTCCATTGTGTAAGGAGTTATTTGCGAAAGCGGGTGTATTAGTGTACGTACTGGCATCAGTATCTAATAACCCACCCGAACTAGGGTATAAAATAAAATATTCGTCAGGTGCAACACTAGTATTAAAGTCTATACCTACAGGACCAAATATGTTACTAGATGAAAGGAAAACATCATAAAAATTAACTGTAGTTCCGTTAGCATCTTGGTAGGCTATCTCATTATTACTAATGATATCTAAAATGGAAGCACCTGGACCACCGATTAAATCAGTTAATTGTACAGTACCAGCACCCGCATTTGCATAACTATTTTTCCCTGTTACAATATAATGTATGGTATCTATTAATGCTGGATAAACCCCAACTTGCATTATATTATTAGCAACTTGTTCTGTTTGGTAGTTAACTGAAACCCCTAGTGGGTCTATATAGGTGTACACACCGTTAGTGTTTACGTTTACTTCGTCATAAACAAACCCTGGTCCAGTAGCACCTGGTATACCACCAATATTTCCTAAATCATTAAAAACATTACTTAAAGGGTCTTGGGTACCGGTTGCAGACCTAACAGTTTGTTTATATCTCCACCATATAGAACCTAATTTTAATAACAAAGATTCTGGTACGTTATGTACTGCAGGCATTTGGTTGAACATTTGTGATATGTAGTCCCCATAATCATAATTACCGTCTTTTTTTAGTAGAGATTTTTCTCTAAATGTAGGTAATGGTAAAGAATTTAAAAATAAATATGCCGCGTTTGTGTATGGACTTTGTACTCCTGCTCTATCATTTGTTACCCCCTCAACTAATGCATTAGCAAAATATGGGGTATTCAACATTGATGTTACTCTAGTTTTTGCGTCATCTAGATTAGTATATATAGAGGTATTTGGATTTAGTGATGTGTTTGGTGTCTGTACAGTTATTTCTGTTGGTGTAGCATGTATAGGCCCTTCAGTTAAAAAATAATTAGAGTGAGACAAATTGTGGTTGAGTGTGGTGATTTCTTCATAGAATTGTGTTGCTGTAGGTTCACTACTTAACATAGTGGCATTACTCATATTCCTATTAATCATTTGTGCTATTTTACCACGTTCAAGTGTTCCTATTGCACAATACATAATATCTGTATAATACTGTACGGTAATTTCATCTTTAAGTACATTACTTTCGGTGACATCATATTGTAAGGTATCATAAATCTGATAAAAAGGTTGTTCTTCTAAATTGTCCCCATTTGCATAATTTGCACGAACCCACGGACCATAAGAACTAGGGGCTAAATCATATAAACCAAATGTTTTTGTAAGTTTAAGTGCTGAAGTATTTTCTGTAAAAGATTGTGGTACTACAGTGTATGGTAATGGAGCAAAAAGTATTTCAAAAGTGGAATCACTAAACATAGTTTTACTTACCAATTCATTTGTAATTTGCGTACCAATCGGTATTCCTTGTTCGTAGAGGTCCCAATTAATTGGGTCGGCACCCATTAGTGCTACCTTTAGACTCTGGGAGGTTGTAAAATCTTTAAATAAACTTTGGAGACGGGGAAAACCTTTTATTTGTAAATAGAGGTTATTAGCGTCGTATTCAGCCAATTCAAATAAAGCGTTTTGTATAGGCATACCTGGGTTAGATATAAAATCATATCTGGTAAATAACCCACCTGTTATATATAATCTTTTAGCTCTTTCTAAGATTTCAAATAATAAATCAACAACTACTAAATCACCATAAGGTGCTACAACTACAGGTTTAGGGTAGTCTTTTACACTTATAGGTGTAAACTGTTTATTAATTCCTAGATTAGAGGTTGGAAATTTGAACATTGAAAACTTATATGCTGCTGTTTTAGTGTATTCTTCTACAAAATCTACTTCAGGCCATATAATTTTATTTTTTGCTTGTGTGGTTTCAATAACATCTTTTGCTCCTGGATATGTTAGGATTGATTTTATTTTAGGGCAATTATTTTTGTCCGCTTTAGTTTCTATTTTAAAATACTGTGGCCAAGGATAAACAATTTCACTATCTTTCTTACCTGTTTGTTTTACATCGTTAGACTCCGACGCTAGACCCAACCTAATATTATTACTACTAACATCCATTGCTTTAGTGTGTACGTCATCTAATAGTCTTAAGAAAGTATCTGCTCCCGCTAGTAATATAGCAAAAACATTTCTTATGGTTGGTTTAAATCCTAATGCTGCGTTCACACGAGTATTAAGTTCTTTACTTATTTCTGTAGTCATTTTTTCTCCTTGTTCCTCAAAAAGTTTTTTCTGTTGGTTCCATAGAGGTAAAAATGTATCTTCACTACCATCTAAAAATATCCAAGGTTTTAAGTCTAAACCTGTTTTTGTTCTAAAATCATCTATCTTTTTAGTACTATCCGCGTACACACCACCAGGTGTATTTAATAAAGAACTATCAAAAAGGTCAAAATTCATATTATTAAATTTTGATTGTACTGGGTATTTCCCACCAAATTCTTTAAATGTTGGGTTATTGTTTAGTAGTTTCATATACTTGAATACTACACTGTTTAAAGCGTTTTGTGCTTCTTCAACAACTTTTTTTCTAGCTGCTTGGTCTGGTGTACCATCTTCATCACTACTACTAATACCTTTTAATGGGTAAACTCTTATGGTTGCTGTCTTACCAGTTCCACCATCTGGGTCTGGTATATTTTTAGTTACAGTTATTGGACCTTTAGATTGGTCTAAATACTGACTTTTCCACGACCCTTCACCATCTCCAACTACTGCGTCTTTAAATTTTTTTAATATTTGTCCATATTCTAATTTATCGGTAGTCATAGATAAATTAACTTTACCATATACCTTACCTAAATCATTATCCATAGATTTAACCATCTCAACCAACTCTAGTAATGTCATTTCTGGAAAATCCTCATCTAT